TTTTTAATCAAAGTTCCTAATACAGGATGCTCAATTGTAGTTGGTTTATTTTTTTCTTTGTCTTTCCAAAAAAACATAATCTCTCCTTTAATGTGCCCAAGCGTAGAATTGATTACCAAGATTCCATACAATGTCTGGAACAATCCTAGTAAATCCTTCTATAGCAAGGCGTTTTTCTGTTTGAGCAAATGTACCTGAATTTATCGTATTAATTATATTTGCCGCATGGCTTACACCGCCATTATGTCCAAATACGCGTCTACTATGAAGAACTTCATCCATAATCGTAACGGTGATTTTTTGCTTTCTTGGTCTGTTCCTGCTAGGTTTCAACCTTAGCAGCAACTGTAGCTATATCAATTTTGGGCTTTAGCGTTCCAAGTGCTTCACTAAGCCCTTTTGAAGATTGTGTCACAAATTCATTTTAACCATTTTGAAAGGATTTTATAATCTTCTTCAAAACTAACCCTGTCTCAATTATAGCAAGACAGGATTAATCACTCAATTACTTTTTCCAAAAAGTTCCTTGGCTTTCTGCATTTCAATCTTCTCATGCAAGTTGGTGTTATACGACTTCACCTACCCTCACAAATTTACGTTGAATTAATTCTTCCTTTTCTCCCTGTGTACGAATCGAATGATCGAAAGGATCCACCACAAAAGTTTCCGTAATCCTAACTCTATAAGGATTGTTTCTCTTTCCTGACATTTTGGTGATACCCCCTGTGCCGTTCTTTCTTCGATAACTCATATGAATTACCTCCTATTCATAATTAATATTATTTCGCATAAAAAATTTGCGATATCCAATACAATCTGCCTTGCTGTTTATCTGATTTCTAACATTTTTTACATGTCTCACCAAAACAACTCAGACATTTATTCATTTCAGACACTGCAAATAAATTTTGCGATATTAAGAATTCATCAACTGAGTAATCACCTTATACTGAACATAACAACACAGGAACTACCCCCCAACTCACACAGTCTACAGGGTTTGTGACTTGTGTGACTTGTTGCTTGTGACTTGCTTGCGACTTTTACGTGTCTTATGGACATAAAAATAGGGCTATCCAGACCGAATTACCTAGTCTGAATAGCCCAAAAAGTCTAGCTTTTAAGCCTTTTATTTAGAATTTACCAGCGTTTGCTGCTTCCTCAACAGATGCTGTAAGTCTTTTATTTTCAACGATTTTAGGCGTTAATAGTATGCATATTGTAATAATACACCACTTTTTACCCCATTTTGACGCTATCGTTGACTATCTAGCCATCAATTCATTGACTCGCTTCTGGATCTTTTCCGGGTCGTATCCAGCTTTCTTGAGCTTGGTCTTGCGCTCTTCGCCGTTTCCCCATTTACCGGCAATTACCTCTAGTGCAATCTCGTCGGTAGACTTTACATGAGAAGCCTTTACCTGCTTGTTGACCTCCGCCTGAACTTTCTCATAGTTGTACCCAGCCTTAGTCAACCTTGACTTTCTAACGTCGCCATTCCCCCATTTGCCTGCGAGGACTTCCTTTGCTATCGTTGCAATGGACTTCTTCTTTATGGTAGGCTTAGTCGTTGAAGATGTTGCAGTTTTAACCCCAGCATACTTCTGCCAAGTTGCCTTGGATATGTACGCCTTATTGAGATCAAGATTACCATTATATCCGTTGAGTCGTCCATGGGAAGAGTACTGCCTGATAATGCAATCATAAGAGCCTTCATTCCAAGGAGTCTTCTGGAATCCAGTATCGTTATCATCTGCATACTGAGCTATCCAGAGTGGGTATCCAGCAGACTTAACTCTATCCATCATCGACTTCTGTATATAGATGAAAGGCTTAATTCCAGTTTTACGATATATATAGTTGCACCATGCCTCGCACCACTCTGTATCATCTCTGCCAAATCTAGGATTGTTGTCGGCTTCCCAATCAAGGGCTATGATCCCCTTACCTATGAACTTCTTGATCTTATCTAGGAAGAAATCTGCCTCTTTCTTGACGTCCCCTCCATTTGCATAGTGATACATACCCAGTAAGCGTCCAAGTTTGAGCGTCTTGTTAGCATGGTCATTGAAACACCTATTGAAGTAGTCTGATCCCTCGGTAGCCTTGACTATTATAAAGTCGCAAGCCACCTTAGAGAGGTTAATGCCATCCTGATGCGCTGATATATCTATTCCATTCATCAAAAATCACTCTCCTTTTTCCAAAAGCGCTTGAACATTTCTATGAGTTTTTCCCAACCGAACATGCAAATATAAGCAATAAGAAAAGATGCAAACAGAATAGCTACCGGGTAATACCACATGAGTGCGATATTATAATATGAAAGAACCCCAAATAAAAAGACCTCACATACAATGATGCTCGTGATGAGTACCTGTAGTGAGGTTGGTATCTTTTTAAGGAATCCTAATTCCTTTGTAAACTGTGTGATGACTGTGATCACAGTGCATATAATCGCAACTGCGATAAGTAATAATGAAATTTTCTCCATTTTAATCTACTCCTTTCCGTGATCATTTGGCGTAATGGGGAGTTTGTCAATCTCATCCATAACCCGCTCGGCAGTACCATTACCGCCAAGTTTTTTATAGGGCTCATATAAATAATTCTTGAGATTGTCATACTCGTCCATCGTTATATATGTAGGCGAACGTGCAAGATAACTTTTTCCTAAGTACAATATCCGGTCATGCGCCAAGCCCATCAGCATTTCTGACTGAGCGTCTTTTTTATCTGATTTTTTAAGCAAAAACGCCCATAATCCAGATGACGCCAGTACCGCAACGATGACAGGCACTATTATATGTATCAATATGCTCATATCTTTCTATCCTTTCCGACTTATGCTATTCTGATTGCCTGAATGTAACTGTTAATAGTGCTCAATGCCGCACCACTTGACTGTATTCCCTGAAGGTTGAGTTTTGTTGATGTTTTCAAGTTCGCAATATATGAGCACTGTACACTTGTTACTCCTTTTGTTGTTCCGGCTATATTCATCTGCTGGCTCTCTCTGAAGTAGTCGGTAGATGATGTGGCAAATCGGGCACCCCTCTGTCCATTAGCGGCACTATTAAACAGTACTGTACCATTAACAACGTATTTTCCTGCTGGCAACGTAACTGATGCGCCTGTATCTGTCCAAGTACCTGAGCTCATGGATTTTGCACCAACGTTTTTTGTTATTACTTCACCTAAAACATTATCATTGTGGTACATCGTACCATCTCTATCAACTCGGAATGTCAGCTTACTGTTCTCATCCTGTATCCAAATAACTGGTTTACCATCTTCATCACAGAGTATTAACCCTGCTCCACCAGCGCCCATACTTAGTCCAATTTTGCTGGTTATTCGACCGGCATTAAATCGCCATCTTCCCGCTAGAGTTGCCAATCCTTTGTTTTCGATATTACCCGTCTCAGATATACCAAACAGTACTTCCCCTTTTTCCATTATCTGTATCGGATACTGATAATCGGCAAGTGTCGCCTCTCCGTCACTTATAGTTCGCAATGGAGAAAGCTTTACCATAGTCGTATATTTAGTACCATCAAAAACACCAGTTCTCTCCGAATATAATGCACCATCATCTAACACCCATGCACCAATTTTGCCACCGGTAGCATTCAATTGGTTTATATTTAACCCATCATCATCCCATCTACCGTTTGGCGTTCGTATCTCGCCGGACGAATAATTGGTCATCATCCCACTTATACAATCCCCATTAGAATCTTCGACATAATTTGTACTCTTGATTATACCCGTTATACTAGACCCATCTGTGATTTTTGTTATTCGCAAATTTGAGATGCTGAGCGTAATATATGTCAATCCTGATGGAACACCATCCGCTTTCGCTATGCACATATAAAATCGAAAGTCTTTTACCATTGGCATAGATTCTGGCATAGATAATACCCATGTATTGCTTGCTATGTTCTCAAATTTAACATATGGCTGCATCGTCGCTGGCTTAGTATATAGGATCTTTGGTGATAAACTAAAGTAAGATTGATTTTTCAATGATTCAGTTTTACCTGTAGATGCCGTATAACCCGCTATATCGTAATCGTCCATAGTCAATAAATATTTCATGCCTTGTGGATTTCCCGAATATGCAAAGCTAACCGGAACTTTCAAGTTGTATTCCGGTATATCACCAACAGGTGCCTGAAGATCTTGAATAAATGTTACTTGATAATCTTCTTTTTCATCGCTTTTGGACGACCACCCTAAATTTGTATATGTATGTTCGCTAAGCTGTGATAAATTTGAAGGGTCCCCCATCAATATTTTAGATACATCAAGCGAACCAGCCTGGATCTTCCCACCATTTATTTGTACCGTACCAGGAATATAAATATTATTGGCAATACCGTCAGCTGTCTTCTGAGCATTGTTCGCCGTATTCTGAGCATTGTTTGCTTTATTCCATGCTGACTTAGCCGCTTCGTAGCTGCTCGACTTCGATACATCTGAGTAACTGAATGTCTTGCCATCGCTCATAATAGTCAGATTAACAAAATATAAGGTATTTGTAGAGCCATCCGTATAAGACGGCTCTGTCGTCTTCCAATTACCCCCAGGATTGATAGTTGTAGGTTTAGTCGGTGCTGTAGCTGTGGATGATTGAAGTAGATAATACCTTGTTACACTCTTGACATCCTTGACATTAAATATGGTTATTTCTGCCTTGGCTTTGATAGTAGCCATAGAAACCCCCCCCCTTACGCTTCAAGCTGACATATGTAAGCCTGAGAGTTGTCCACAGCCTCAGCAGTAACTGGATATGTTGCTGCTGCTTTCAAGAAAGTTGACCCTTTGTACCACTTTAAGGTTCCTAATCCTCCTGGCACAACACCAGCACTACTAATTCCTGTAATCTCTTTGCCTCCCTGAAATACATGTGCTGTAAGCACGGTAGAACCGATATTATTTTTAAAGATAATACCATTGCTTGATGTGATTGTTACAGTTATTGCGTCTGCTCCTGCATTGCCTTGAGGTCCCCGTGGTCCGGTTGGTCCAGTAGCCCCCTGTGGTCCGGTTGGTCCAGTAGCTCCTTTATCGCCCTTAGCACCTGTTTCACCTTTGATTCTCGCCCATGTATATGAACTGACGGTTGCTGGGTCTGTCGGGTTATAATCCGTACATGTGCCTATATACATTCCAACATCTTCACCCGAGTTTGATGTGAATGTTTTCCCTCCATCATTTGAATATTTTACATGAAAATATGATGTCTTGCCGTTTACCCCTGTTGCTCCTGGAGTTCCATTAGTGCCGTCCTTAACAGTCTGGGTATGTGTGCCGTCTTTATCGGTGATGGTTATGGTTGTCACACCATTGGCTTTTGTAACTGATACAGTTGGAGATACCCCCTGAGGACCCTGTGGTCCGGTTGGTCCTGTAGCCCCTTTATCACCCTTGGCACCTGTAGCTCCTGTCTTTGCTACTGCAAATGAGAACTTCTTGTTGATAGTTACACCGTCAACAACAACTGGGACAGTCGCTTCGCATGCGGTTGTCAACTTTGCTGTCAGAGTAAACGTGATTGTAACTTTTGAAGTTCCACTGTTGCTTACCTCAGCCGTCACACCTGTTGGACATACGATTGCCTTAGCATCTACTGTAACAACGGAACACATGTTGTTACCGCAATATGCTGCTGCATCTGTTGTGCATTTAGAACCGGCCGCAGCTCCCTGCGTGTCCCCAAGAAATGTATACGCCTCGCTTGACAGCACAACGTTATATGCGTCTGACACATCAAGCACTGTAATCTGATCTGCTGCTTTTATTGTTGCCATAGATTATTTTCCTCCTCATTAATCTGTTATTAATTCACACATGAAAGTCACCTTTGTATCTACATCATCCGGTGTGAGTACAAAAGAAAAACCACCATTTTCTATTCGAGAGTCGGTGGATAATATAATTCCATATGTTTCTTCTTCAAGCCTCTGCCACTTCCATTGAATATATGCAGAGTTCCCATATACCTCGTGCAACCTGTCTATATCGGTTATCCTGTCTTTTCCATGATATATCACCACAGACAAGACTGTTGATACTGCATTATTCTTGAATACCGTTCCTCTTGATGATTCTATTCTCAGGAGTGTGGTTATCTCATCTCTGACATTATTAACATCCTGTTTTATGTCGCTTATAACGTTTTCTATATTCTGCTTGCCAAGGGTGAATTTATCTGCCGATATAGCAAGATGGGATTCCCCCTTATTATCCACATAGAACATTATGAAATTGTCAGAATCACCAACGTTTATCTGACCATCGCTTCCGAGATATGTTCCCCGGGAGATATTACTCATACTCTCCTTTGTGCCAGAGTATAAACCACCATCCACTATGTGCCAGCCGCCTATTGTTGCTCCAAATGCCACAAGATCATCAACAGCTATCTTAGTTGCCGTGATAGACTTGGCTCTGATCACACCGCCATCAAGGCTATTGTAATCCGTCTGCTCTTTCTCTACCGTGTTACCATCGGTATTCAGCTTGTAGTACAGTCCATCTTCTCCTTTGATAACCAGCTTATCTGCTATGACTGTACCGCCCTTGATGCTGTCACCCAGGATAGTTACACCAACCAATGTGCCAGTTATCTGCTGATCACCAACCACGACATTTTCTATCAAACCGCTTTTCGCAAAGAACTGCTCCAGCGCCGCCTTGCCTATGTTGGCAAAATCTATCTGCGCATACTTTATATCAGCCTGTTTTGCATCAAGCTTCCCGGTTTGAAGTTCTTCTATGGTTGCGTCATTGGCAGTGAGTTTCTCATGTATGCTGACATTGTCCACTTCAAGTTCCTTGATGCTGGCATTATTAGCTGTAAGTTTTTCATTTATAGTGACATTATCTGCTTCGAGATCTTTTATATCGGCTTCTGTAGCTGTCAACTTATCGGATATCTCTACGTTATCAGCCTTGAGATTCTCTATATCTGCATTTATTGCCTTGAGATCGCCAATACTCGCCTTATCAGCAACAACTTCAATAAGTGCTTTAACATCATCGCTTCGAGCTGATGGTGAAGATATATTGCCCATTATTGTTGCTGTATGATCCTTAACAAGAACCATTACCCGCTCAAGACTGTGCACATCTGCCATAGATGTAACCGGGGTGAGTATCTCAGAACCATCAAGTCGTACATATGGGGTACCGTTCTGCATCACCACTGTGCCGTACATAGTTGTACCATCCTGTGTTTTTGTATCCTTGGTTGCCTTAACAAATTTAGATACAAGATCCGCCGATAATTGCATGGCCCATCACCCCCATAAACTATTTGTATATATTGCCTTTTCTGTGACAACGCATCCTGTTGTACACTTGATAGACTGACTTATGATTTTTGCTTTCTGATTGAGTATTCCTGCCCTTTCATAATTAAGCAGAACACAATCCCCAACCCGAACTGGATAATACCCATGGGAATAACTCACAGTATATTCTAGTGTAGACAGTGTTTTTAACAACTGCCTTGCATATTCGTCAATCTGTGCTTTTGTTGGATTCCCTGTAAGCGACGGATTCGTCACTCTGCGAATTATTTCCCGCCCACGATTCACTGTAGATATCGGGCTATTCGGGTCGTTGTTGACCACTCTTGTCTGATATGTGAGATTGTTTCCGGAATACAGTATCTCCACAACATTTGGTATCCCATAAAGGTCCCTGCTGATGGTTATACTTGGTAAAAGTATAGAACTGTTGCTATCGTCGAAAGTAACAACCGGTTGTAATGCCGTAACCTCCTGCACTGGCCTAAAACATATCTGTCCCAGATCGTCAAGTTCGTACTCGTACTTCGCATTACTGCTCAGATCTTTCAGGAACGTTAGCCAGTTGTCGTCCGTATTAGAAACAAAATCCACTTCCAATTTCTTATTGTCTGTGCACTCTATCACCGGCGCCCTCGCATGTGACTTGGTTAGTGAGCACACATTGTCCATTATCGGTCCACCCTTCCGTATGGAAAAGCCAAGTGGAGGCGGATTTTCTTTCAACTCGATAAGAGGTGTATACGCATCTACAGATACGCTTTTTGCCTTACCATCAAACTCTTCTGATGGTGTCTGAACCATATGCGTCCCCAATGGAAACCGTTCACGTATCCCATTTTGAATTGTGACGAGGTATGTCCTTATATAACATTCCCCAATACTCTCTGATAAATCAAAAGACGCCGAGCCAAGTGTATCAGCATCAGCGTCCCTCGATATTGTTGCGCCCATCTTCACGTTCATAAGCCGTTCGGTATCCCGCCATGTCGCAGGATCGACAATGTAGTATTCGTATGTCTGCTGCATTGGTTTTGTCCAATCAGGCATATCACTTACCCCCTTCGACTCGTGTAACACTGAACTGTACCGGTGTAGTTAACTCGCAATGTGTCTGGCTGTAGGATACAGAAATGCTTGCCCAGTAACCTGTACCGGACGGTTCTCTTACATATACGTCGTTAAGCCATCTTGTAAGCTCCCGGATCATCGAAAGCGTATCTTTATCATTGTGCGGTATGACTACATTCCAGTTCGATGTATGCCCTATCTGTGTTCCGTAATAGCTGACAGGATGCTCTCTACCAGCATATTCAAGTAACTCTGTATCTGGATTAAAGCTATCTGAGATGTCAATATTATAAGGAAGTCTGAGCATCTTGCATGTCCATGCAGGTTCCTCCAAAGCATCCCCATCTCCACCCGAAGCATCATATGATCCCCACTGTTCATCCCACTGAATTATTACAGCAGTTTCTCCGACATCTTCTGCTACATCTGCATAACTGACTACCCCCGTGTTCTGATCTATTGCAATTATCCTATAACTTGCCGTGTCAAGAGCCGGATGCTGGTCTGGCACTGAAATACCCATTGTATTTGCTACGCCTGTTTCTATTTCCGTAAAGGTGCCGTCAAACTCTCTTCTGTACACTGATAACAATACATCGACTGCAAGTTCTTCGTTCTCATCAACGCACCATGGACTGATAATTGCCGTGAGTGTTTCTGGGTCGATTACTATTGACGCATCTGGAGATAACTTGTTTTCTTCCCATTCCACAGTCATTTCTATGGTATCTGTCGCAGTAAGCCCAGAATCTAATGCTACAACACAGTTGATCGTATAAGTATGACCACTTTCAAAATCTATGTTGTTAGCACTCAGTGTAATGGCAGTTCTGTTGTCGTCATATTCTACACCGTCCTTGGATGTCTGCGGAGTTCCACTGTAATACTTATTGAATATCACATCCCCTGCATATACCATTTTGAAGTTACCCAAATTATCCATTGTCTGGTATGTATCATTTGATGATATTGTCACGCTCGCACTTATGAGTTTCTGTGTATCAGGCTGAGTTGTACATTCAAGTACTATTGGGAACGATGTGATCTCAGTGATTGGTTCATTATTCTTATTGCTTAACGTAAGTTGTACTGTTGGTTGTGCATACACTTTCACTTCTCTGGTTATTGACCAGTCGCCGTATTCCCCAGTAACACCTGCCGTTCGGATTGACCATTTTATCACTGTGTCTTTCGTATAGTTCTTTGTATCTATAGTATAAACACTGTTTGTATCGCCCTTGCCGATATATTTGTCCAGGTTTATTGTCGGCTGTGATACACCATCGATACTCAAATTAAGCTGCGCATGTGACTGGTCTGACCCATCCTCTGAATTCTGAACCCAATAAAGTAAGATCTTCTCGCCTATACCCAACACAGTCTTATTTGACCATGTTGTTGGGGCAGAAGGTTTTGTTCCCAGAGCAACTGTATATGTTCCCGTCGTCCAGTTTGATGAACCGGCACTATTAGTTACTCTAACTCTGAAATAATACCTTGTTCCTGTTGTAAGCCCTGTTATCTCGGCATGATTTGCATTTGCATCAACGGATGTGGAACTTACCGCATTAGAACTGTCAAAGTACTCTTTCTTTTCAGTGTATTCTATTTCATATTTCTCGGCCTGTGCGACCTTGTCCCAGCTTATGTATGCTGATGTTTCTGTAAGAGCTTTTACACTCGTGATCTTTTTTATCTTACCTGGTGCAGACTTTGTATCATATGCCCATTCGCCCCATTCACCGGTTATACTTGTCTTCGAGCTCACTACATTGATGGCTCTACATCTTACGTCATAGCTACAACCAGCATCCACAGTGATCGTTATTGATGCCTTGGATGCTTTTACCTCTGCTGTAACTATCTTTGCTTTTTTCTTATCTTTGAGTATATAGAATGACACTTTATCACACTTAGAATCTGTGATGTTGTCGATGCTTGCTGTGAGCTTGTACTGGTCTATGGATACCGTAGGTGCCCCTAGAGTCTCCGGGTTGTTTACTCCCTCGACGCTTCGTATAACTGATACAGCATCCCCAGTCCAGTAACTCTTAGTTACCTGCTTTGTGGTCTTTCCAGATTTTACATTTTCCTTATACGTTTTAGACACCGGTTTGACCACACATTTCATTCTTATGGCATTACTTGGAGGGGTGTACGTGGCGTTCTTGACTTTGACATCCGATGCACCGCCATCAAACCACACCCCATCTCCACTACTGTAATACCAATGCACACTGTAATGGTCAGTATTTGCAATGGGTATCAGTGCTTTCTTTCCATTATCAGCATTCTTGAGGTGTTTCATAGATACCGTACTATTCAGGTTCTTTGTACCTGATTTATTCTTGCCTAACCTTGCATTGTTACCTTTTATATCGGCAACCTTCCACGTATCATTCTTCACATCTGAACTGACCTTAACACCATTGGTGAACTGCACGATCTCCGACTCGAGATAATCAAAAGATACAACAGAACCCACGAGAACATATTTGGACTTGGTATAAACCTTAGGCTCTGCAAACTCCCATGTAGCAAAATATGTATTATCGGTCCCAGTCTGTTTGGTAACCTTGAGGTTTGTGACTTTCTTACCCATGCTTATGCCCTCCTCTCCACTACAGCTGCTCGTACTAACTGTTCGACAACAGACGCGATATTGCTTCCGTCGTCATAAGTTATTCCGTTCACGTTATATGTATTTCCAGGAGTCTGATTTATTCGCTTCGACAACCTGTCTATAGCTTCAATAACATCAGAATTTCCATTTTGATTATTTCTACGCTCAAGTAGCGCATCCACTGAACCGGATCTAAGTCCTGTGAAAATCTGTGGGTTTTTGTTGAGCATATTATTAATTGCATCCATGCTACTTGTCACATTACCCATATCGACTACAGGTGTGATTGTTGGCTCATAATCAAGATCGAGGTTCAGCGCATCCGATATCATCGACATTACTGTGCCAGCCTTGTCTACGACAGTATTGGACAGATCGCTTACTGACGCATATACCTTGCTACTTCCACGAGCAACACCTATGGCAAGACCTTCTGCAAGATATCTACCTATACGCAGGAATACCTTAGATGGTGAATGCTCATCCAATACTTTCTTGGTAGTAGTCTCTGTATTCTTAGCCATCTGCCTTGCAGCATTGGTGGCTTTGTATGCTCTGTCTCGTATACCTCTGGCAAATCCTTCTACAAGATTCACACCGATATTGTAGTATCGGTTGTTATACTCCGACATTGCATCTGCTCCGTCGCTTGCAACTGTTCCCGCTGCTGATGCTACTTCCCCGGATTTATTACTGATTCCTTTCTTGAACACGATCATCGCCGAACTACCAGCATTCTCCCACTTCTGCTTTCTGCCATTCACTTTATTTATCATATTGTCAATAAATGTCGTTATGACAGAAGAAGCCTTATCTCCAGCATCACCAAATGCACTCACAAAGTTGTCCAGACTTATAGTACCTATATTGTTGAGACTTGCTGTGAACTGTGAAAGTCCGTCCGCATCAAATGTTGTCATCTTTTCTACGAAGGAATATAGAGTACTTATTTCATCTGTCACTGTTCCGAGTTGGTCAGTATCTACACCTGAAATATTAGCTGAATAATTGCTGAGATGCGAACCCCATGTTTCGAGTGCACTTCCAAGAGAATCAAGACAATCGAATGAATCGTCATTCAATCCAGAAATCTGTTTCTGAAGATTTACCATCATCTGTCCAGCATTGTCAGCGGCATTTACTGCATCGTCACTGATTTTTCCGCTTACACTATTAGAGAAATCAACCAACGCATTGCCAAATGATACAATGTTTTCGCCAAATGAGCCTAAGCTGTTATCGCCTTTGAAGTATGCTATAATGCCGCCAGTCGCGGGAACAGCTTCATTCAATGTCACCATCAACTCGCCCATATCTTTTGCTTTGTTAATCGCATCTGGATCCAGCGAACCCTTATCGGTCTTACCAGCAACAATATTACTGAACTCAACAAGAGCACCGCCGAAGTCCTTGAGATTGGCGCCAAATGTACTAAGTTTTTTCTCACCAGTAAAGCACTGCCATACTCCATCTTGCGCCGGGATCTTATCGTTCAATGCAGCCATGATTTCGCCACACTTTGCAGCATTATCTACAGCGTCTTTGTCTATTCCACCATTTTGAACTATGGTGTTTGAGAATGCGACTATAGCATCTCCGAAAGCTGTTATGCCATCGGAGAATACACTCATGTCTTTCTCGCCCATGATCTTCTGTGCCCATCCACCAGAACGCGGTATGGATTTCTGTAATTCTGCCAGCACCTTTCCAGCATTTGCTGCTACGGTCACCGAATCACCGTCTATCTTACCCTTTGTCGCGTTTGAGAATGCTACTACGGCCTTACCATAAGCAGCTAAATCTATGGCAAGCTGATCGTAGTCAACTCCACCACCAAGGAACTTTGTGAGACTGTCCAACAGACTAGCTGCTGTGAGCAACAGAAGTGTCTCTGCCAGCGCCTTGGCACCTTCCATGGCTGTCTTATCCACCTGTGTCATTGTAGTGATAAAAGGCGAGATGTTTGTTGCAAACTCAGATAGCTTCGTACCTATATCTGGCAATACATCAGCAACGCTGGATACAAAGCCACTCACGATACTACCAAAGAACTCACCTATTCCTTCACCTATGGCTGACAATAATGGTATCCCCTTGTCCAGGAAATCCTGTAACTCTGGATACTCACTAGATAGTGCACCAAGCGCTGCTATGAATAAGCCGATCTCTGTAACAATAGCAATCATAGCTGTAGCTCCCGCTATTGCCGCAAGTGCACCTGTTCCAATGAGAGCCAAAGGTATCATAGCCACTGACATTGCCATGAGTAATATAGATAGCGCGGTTGCGGTACCTATTGATGCATTCAGATCATATTTGTTCAGTAACCCAAGTATGACTCCCAGCTCGCCTACAACAAGACCCATCAAGGCCATAGCGCCTACAGCGGTAGTTGGAATCTTTTTTACCAAACTAAGCATTACCATAGATGCCGCCATAGCATTCAGCAATACGCCCAATGCAATAGCACTCTGTATTGACGCCTCTACATGTAGTGCATTCATGGCACCCAATATAAGTGCTAATACTCCAACAACACCAGTCATGGTATATAGATTGTCTGTGACTGTCTTGGATATTCGTCCTGACCTACCCATAATTGCAAATGCTGAGGCAAACGATAAAAGCAATAACGATAATGCTGCCGAGCTCTGAATAGCATTATCTGTATTTAGCATAGACATTGCCGCTATTACCCCACCGAGAACCACCACAACGCCCAACATCTGTACCATTGTTCCACGCATCTGTTTGGTATTCTTGCTAAATTTTGTCAGTGCCATCATTGCACCGAACGATATCATAAGTGCAGAAATACATGATGTTGCCACTGCTAACTTACTTGGATCCAGGAATGTAAGTCCGACTACAGCTGCTACCAATACACCAATAGCTACTGTCATAGATATGATGGTGCCCTTTTTCACCTTCTCAGCATACTGTGACACATATATGAGTCCCCCAAATAACGTCTCTAATATAGAAACAACCAGAGTTGCTCTTGGTAACGCATCCGGATCTATCTGAGTAAGTATGAATATTACGCCGGTTATGATAAGTAACGCTCCAGACATCATGAGCAACATAGCTCCTGCTTTTGCTGCATTCTCACCTGCAAATTTTGATACCGCTATAATTGCTGCAAACATTACTTCTATAACGCCGATTATCTTGAGTCCTCGTTTAACTTCTGATTCATCAAGATAACTTATCAATTTTATTACTCCAACAAGGACTCCGATGGCAATACTCATACCAAGTAACATAGCCCCTGCCTTGGAACCATATTCACCTGCTGTTTGTGAAACTATGATTATGGCCTCAAACAAAAGCGTAATCAGGCCTATTACTGCTATTCCGCTAAGCACTTCATCACCATCAAGTTTAGACGCAAGTTTTACAACACCGACCATGATAGCCATTGCCACGCTCATCTTGATAAGCATTTTTCCCGCCTTATCGGCATGCTCTCCTGCAAAGTATGAGACTGCCACCATCTTTATGAAGAACCCCTGCATGAGTTCTATCACCATTACCCCCTGAAGGACCCCCTCTGGGGTAAGCTTGGCCAGTACCTCTATAGCTTTTGCTATTATTAACAATGATGCGGACATCTTTAACAAAAGACTGCCTGCTTTATCAGTACCTTTTGAAAGGTTCGATACAACCATCAACGCTCCGCAAACTATACCGAGTTTTATAAGTAAGTCACCAAGCGCATCAACAATAGGCCCCATTTTTTCTGGATCGAGACTCTGTAACTTCTTCAACGCTATCGTCGCTAATAACAATGCTGCACACACACCAACAACTGTTAGAGCGCCCTTGGCACCGCCACCGATTTTACCCATCAGTGTTATAGCTGTAGCCAATCCTGCAACAATTGCTGATAAAGCACCAATAGCAGCAATAGATGACCAAAGTTTATTGTCATCTATCTGTGACACAACCCATAAGGATCCAGAAAGCACCGCTACAGCAAGTGCAAGTTCCAACACAGATTTTGCAATAAGGTCTAACTGTTTTGCCTTGAAATATTTCTGTATGCCTTTTCCAAATGTTGTGAAGAACCCTCCTACGCTTTCGAGCAATTCGCCAAAACCTTTAGCAGGTGCTGCGATTGCTTCTACTGCCTTGCTGAATGACGTAACCGCCTTCGTTACATTATTAGTCACATAGAGTAATCCAACGCCGAGACCGACAGCCAAAACTTTTCCGAAGTCAATCCCCTTGAGCGTGTCAAGAATACTACTGCCCATGCTCTTAATAAGTTCCAGTAACTTGGATACTCCATTTTGAATTCCATTGAACCATCCGGTCATGGAGAAATCTCCGATTTTGTAAAACTCTACCGATGGAGAATGTATCCCGAGCACAGATTTAATTCCCGCCAGCATATCTTTTCCTATCTGGTTTATTGTACTGACTACTTCTTTTCCACCATTCTTGAGACCGTTTACAAGCCCCTCCAATATGTACTTCGGTATGTTGTCGGCATCTTTAAGCCCCTGTATCCAATCTTTGAAACCGTCTGAAAATTTTCTGAGATACGGTGAAACTTTATCCAGTACCTTACCGAACAATTTACTGAAGTCGGTGGCATCCCGAAGTTTTACAAGGAAGTCTCCGATGTATGCAGTTACTGTCAAGAGATCCAGATTAAAATACTTGAGCAGAACATTTATCACTTTAAGACTTAGTTTTAATCCTCCGCCGACAATGTTGCTGATCATGCTGATTAAAGCGAATAGTCCCTTGAGAGTTCTCCGGAGTTTGTCTGCCTTTTCATCGCTCATAACAAGATGCTGTGAGAACTTATTGACAGTTTCTGTAATACGATATAATGTACTTTCTCCGGACTTATCCGATGTTGTGAACATCTCTGAGTATGCCTGTTTGAATGCTTTGGCAACCTGGGTTGCTCCTTTTACTGCATTCTGGAAAGACTCTATGAGAAGTTCTTTGCCACTTGGTTTGTTCAGACTCGCTATCAGCTCGCTAATCGGAGTACCTGTCTTTTCCGCCTGTGTTGCAAGATCTCGAAGTGTCTTTATCTGGTCTTCGGTAAGTCCCAAAGTTTCCGCTTCTTTATCTGACAGACTTGCCATGGCTTCTGTGAGCTCATCCGCGCTCAACGTACAATCAGACCAGTTATGCCCATTACGCTCCCAAACTTTATTAACCAAAGCCTGTACCTGAGCATAATCGTAGTTGGCTGCGGTGAGCGCCTTTATTCTTTCCTCACCATTACCAAAATCTCCGCGAATAGTTTTCGAGACAACATCGTTGAAGTATTCAACCTTGTTAGTTATGTCCTGTGTAGACTCAGATGCTTTGGATGTGACATTTGTGAGCCTTTTCAGAGTATCTATTATCAAACTGCCAGATAATTTACCCTTGGCAAAGATATTTGCCAGTGAGCCATACTTCTTCAGCAACGAATCTATGTTTATACCCTGTTCTTTAGCAACCTCTTTGAGCTTTGCTGTGAAGGTATCCTCGGACACGCCAGCTTCGCTTATCTTGTTCATGAGATTATCCCATTTTGAAGTTAACCCACTGAACAGTGTTTTTGGATTGATCTTGCTTACCAAAGTATTGGCGTAATTGATAAGCTTGGCTACGCCTTTAGAGGCACTCTCTACGAACGGAAGTGTTACCTCTTTTATATCATTTATCTTCAGTCGAACAGTGTTAAGTATTCCTACTAATGGGCCGTTCTGTTCTATGAGCGGCTTATAGAAATTTGCACCAATCTTAGCAAGCGCCGACTTAACGTTTGCTAATGCTCCATCAAATGTCTCGTTTGCTTTCTTGGCATGCTCTCCATATTCCTTATCCATAATGTCAGCAAACGTCTGGAAATCTATCTTGCCTTTGGAGACCATGTCACGAACTTCGGCTTCGGTTGTATTAAGATACTTTGCCAATGTAGCGGCAGCGTTCATACCCCTTCCTGAAAGCTGAAGCAACTGATCTCCCATCATTCGTCCCTGGCCAGCAATCTGTGTATATATACGACCGATATCTTCGTATGTACTTCCAGTCATAGCCGCCACACCGGAAATACCTCGTAACGCATGCTGCATACCTTCTCCAGCACGCATACCAGAAGCCGCAAGCTGAGCTGCTACACTTGCCGCTGCATCAAGACTATATGCTGTTCCTGATACACCATAATCGACATCGTCCATTATTGCGGCTACCTGCTTGGCGTCATCCTGTAGCAATCCCATAAGCTTGAAGTTTGCCTGGTCGAGTTTCATGGCTCTGCTGAGACCGCCGCCTGATATAGCCTGTTCAACAAAGTTTTTTGCTTTGGTGACAGATGTCATGACGGTGTTTGTAAGGTTCTGAACAACCTGCATTCCAGCTATACCCATAACCGAGAATCGCTTCCTGAGGTATTCGACATTCGATATGAGACTGTCAAATGATACGCTCTTGGCAGCGCTGTCTATAGCCTGAAAACTTTTCTCAGAACCCCTAAGCTGAAGTTTTTCGTTTAATCTATCCAATGATGTCATGGTTGTTTTGACATTAGTTTCAAAGTTTTTGTTGTCAAATTTCATCTCAACAACTTTTTCGTCGATTGTGTTACTCATCCACTTATCACATCCTTCCATGCATCATTTGCTATTTGGTCAAAAATAGGCCGGATAGCAGGATTGATATAATCTCTTCCTTCTACCCAGCCCCCAGTACCGGTTCCGTGTCCGTATTGCAGTATCACAGCTATCGGAACCCCTTCATTCACGTTTGAATTTAAAAAAGAGATTGTAGCTGTTCCGTTCTGGTTTTCTATCTTGTAATACCATGAGTTGGCAGTTTCTCCTGAGTCCACAGGTGTTGCTGAAGCTAATGCTTCTACCCCAGCTCTGCCATACTTGTTGAGCTTTCCAAGATGTATTCCTTCTTTGGCTCGCTCAAGAAAACTCGTAAGTTTTGAGAAGTCACCTTTCTGCTTAAACTGAATAGCACTCATACAATCCCCCTATCTGGTCACCCCTTCGTGTGCCATTTTCTTTTTCTTTCTGCATTCAGCTTTGCATAGTAATTCAGAGTCTCCGCTTCCGACCGTTTTTTCTGTGGTTTGTTCTCTTCCTCGAATATCTTGAGTAATGTCATTAATCGATTGAGGTGCCATTTCTCGCATTCAATGGGAACACCAAGACTAAACATGCAGAAATATAAATACTCTGATGTTATGAACTTGCTATTATGTTTTTTGGTCGTAATCATTTCATTGAATGTTGTTGCAGTCATGGGGTCATTAATATAAGAAGAGATTTCTTCTATATTTCGCTGAGATAAAGCGAGAAACACTGAATCTTTCACATTTTTTGTAATTGTCATGCATTTGAAATAGTCAAGTATTTCTGTTGCCGAGTGCTGAAGTTTTGGGTCGAGGTATGCTTTGTGATGCTTCTCTTCCCATTTTGAAAGTGACACCAAGGAGTGCTCCATCTGTATCGTGGTTTCTGGAATCCACAAAAACTGATTTGTATTCTCATTGAATACTTCAGTTTTCGGTACAATAATCTGAAGCACTCTGGATCACCTCTCTATTACACGCTTGCTAATACGTTTGCCGTATTATTCATAGCTGTTTTTTTCATTTCCTCTGACACCTTTTTAGGCATGATACCGTTTATAAAGGCCGCCCCTGCCTCATCATTAGTAGCCAGCTCCATAAAAAGCTGATCATACATTGGTGTCGCAATAAAATTAAGATAAAGCGGATTTCCTTTCTCATCTGTCTTACGGAATGACTTACCATCTGGGGCAAGCTCGCCATATGATTTGCAGATAACCTCCTTGAACACCTTGATAATCTCGGTGGTGTCCTTTGCATCCACAATCTTCTGAAGAAGCTTATCTAAACCACCCTTTTCGGAAAGTGTCATCTCCGTAAGCTCTGCTTCGCTTAGGTGGAAGTATTCATCCTGCTTGATCTTGTTTCCTTCATAATCTTCATATTCAAATGTCTTCTTTAACATATTGTTTCCTCCTTAATAAAAAAGTCCCCAACACATCTGATCTGACATGCTGGGGGCTACAAAAATTCATTGTTGCAGACAGAATACTATGCTGCCTGTGCTCCTGTGATGATCTGTGCAATCTCATCTGGAAGTGGGAGTCTTGGATCTGTGGTCGCATCGCCGTAAAGAACCTTCTCGATAGCTGCCATAGCTGCCTCTCCAACATCAACACTTGAGATCTCAAGGTATGCTGTAGACTTACTGCCCGTTACAGCAACTGGTGTTGTTGAAAGCTCGTATGACATTGTTGATGCCTCTGGACTCTCGTTTGTTGATGAGTGAGTCTTGGATGATGGCTTTGCCACTGCTCCATAGATAATATGGATCTTGTATCCATATTCATCCTTCTTGGTATCGTTTCCCAGGATTGTCTGGTAAGTCATACCAAATGTCTTTCTGTCCTGCTGACGGATTGTTACACCCTTTGCAATTGTTTTCTTACCATCACAGGCATCAAACTCATCTGGCGTGGTATAACACTCAACTGTAGCTCCGAAGTCCTCTGCTGAATACAGTGAAAGATACTTCTGATTATCTGCATAGATCTTAGTCTCTTCTCCGCCTGATGGGTTCTCAGCTACTGAAGAAAGACCATTCCATGCTACTCCATTTGGGTATGCACCAGTTTCATCCTGAAGGTATAATCCACCCTTAGATACGCCTGTCTCATAAAACTTCTGTCCCATTGCATCCCAAACCATTGCTTTATTTGCCATAGTTTCTATCTCCTTTTCTAACAATATAGTGTGAATACGTTGTGATGAAGGTTAGACGCCCGATAATGCCTGTCATGGGTGCAGTAAGGCACCCCAAGCAGTTTTTCTACCACCGGAATATCTGGATCTTTGGAAATCACAACTATTTCATAGCAATAAAAAACGGAGTAATTTGAGTTGTCAGCTCTTTTACTCCGTATGTTTGTTCTTTGATATCTAACTGCAGGATATGACATTTTTAACGTCTCAGGGGGTTCGTAATACACGTTCGTACTACCCAATAGCTCAACGAGTAGGGCATGCAGTTCAAGTCTGCTCATCTTCTGTATACACCTCCCCGATTGTCAAAAGAAGTCTAGGGTACTGAGAAGCATCAATCTTATCGACCTGCCACTTAGTACCCATATACTCTGCATATATGATGTTTGAGCAATTCTCAATGAGGCGTGGATCTGCCAGTATAGACAGGGTGACATCATACTTAATGTTTCTGTTAATGCTTTCTCCAGATGACTGTCTTCGATAATAATTATTCATGGCATCACCATAATAATTACGGGCATATATCTTTTCTTCCCAGTACCCGGCTTTAGTCTCAACAGTTTTTGAATACCCTATTTCACCATACCATTTAGCCATTTTGAATTTCTCCTTATCTGATCTACTCGGACTTAACTGTTGCCAGCTTAGCTGTGGTAGATGTAGTTGAATCTGTAGTTACATATGTAACTGTAGCAACATTTTTCTTAATCTCGCATGATACAGGGAGATACTGAATGCCGGTAGCATCAACAATAACCATTCCCTTGATGAACGCATCCTGAAGATCTGTTGCATTGATCTTCTCAGTACAGTCTGCATCTGCATATGCAAATGCGTCAGCCACCTTTGTATAAACTTTTCTAGCAGCTATGTTCTTATCTGTAACATTCATGAAAATATTATCCATGTTTTACCTATCTCCTTTCATCGACTAAGCTACTGGCTCCTCAAGAGCAATAGCTGAATATGGCTTTGTGAGTGATCCTGATATACGAGTCTCAAGCATGTATAAATACTGGTTGAAGTTGATATCGAAGTCATCGAACTTGGTTACTTCTCCGCCCTTTGTAGCACCGAATGTATAATCTGCCAGATTTACAAAGATACCAAGGAGCTTATGCTTCTTACCACCGTCATCAACTCTAACAAGACCGCCAAACTGCTCCACGGTATGGATCTCATTTACGTTGAGTGCTGCGGCAAGGTCTGCCTTTGAGTTGTATATTCTTCTACCATTGCGATCTCTAGCCAGAAGCATTACATTGAGTGCATGTGGGGTGCAGTAGTAATCCGGTGTACCAGATCCCTTAAATTTCTCTCTTGAAAATAGAGCTGCCTCAACTACTGCCTCAGCATAAATATAGCTATCTCCAAAGTTCACAGATGTATCGGTTCCCTGGAGCTTTGCCTTCTCAGCAGCTATATCTATATCCTGCTTGATGCAGTAGAAGTCATCATCATTCCAAATAGACCTAACATGGTCTTCGTGAATCTTGTCTGGGTCACCATCATCTCTACCATCGCCAACAAGTGCTGCAAGAGCAAGTGTCTCGTCAAGAGCATGTCGCATAAGCTTCCACTGATATGAAACTACGTCAAAATCTGTAATATCTACGATATCGTCCCTCTGAAGCTCATCCTTGATATAAACTGTCTGAGGATCAGTTGTTCTACCGACAAGCTTAATCTGGTTTGTAAGTGTCTTATGATCACCCTTCTTCTGGTATCCCTGTGCAAGGGCTCTTTTTCTAGCATCAGCGTTTCTGGTTCTGATTCTGCTGATAGGGCTTTTATGAATCTTGCTCATTACTGAGGCAACCCATGTCTGATCCCTCTCAAGAGTATTTGGCTCCCCCTTCTCTACTAACTCGAATTCTGGAAAGAGCTGCTCTACGTCTTCGTTGGTAAAGGCGCCATGAGCGAGTGTGTCCTTATGTGTGGCAACATAATTTTTAAGTGCCTCCCTGAAAGAGCCAACACTGGTCTTCTTAGCTTCGTTAATGATTGCTACCTCGTCTGAATGACTGAGCGCTGTTCCCTCAGACATCTCTGCCTGATCAAATACATTGTGCTTGATTGTTCCCATTTCTCCATCTCCTTCTTTATTATCATTGTTGTCGGCACCAGAAGCTGCCAATCCAACTAAGTAATCGACAACTTTCTTCTGCTCGTCATTTAATGTGTTATAGACATCCTCTACAGTCTTGTCATCATCAGACTTACCTTCTGACTGCTCTGGTGTCTTTGTGTCCTTGTTATCCTCCACTGTTTTCTCCTTTTCTGCCTTGTCGTCTGAGTGATAGAGTACTAAACCTGCAATATCGTAATTTGCAACGAACGCATCATCTTCCCCATCACCATGTGCTATTGACCAATCAATGGTTGCCCCTGGATTAGACCCTGCTAGTACCAGACTCAGTTCCCTGATGATTCCGTGAACCACATTAGATCCAGCATGTTTCAACTTGTTCGCGTATATAGACAGAGACCTTATATCTCCATGCGTGACCAGCTCCTTTGCATGCTGCCCTTCCTCGGTATTGTTAAAAACACCATACGCGTACACACCATCGTCTCGGTTTTCAAGCACGGCATGTCCTAATACGGCGTTCACTGAATCATGATCATGATTCCAGACAATAGGAACCGTCATGCCATCCTGGTCTTTAAACGCATCTTTCTTTATGGTTCGACCATCACTACACAAGAGATCGTTTCGTGTAGCCCAACCACCAAAATCGTATTTATCCATTTTGATATTCTCCTTCCTGTATTTCTTCTGTATAATCCTGTGGGGTATTCTCGTTTGGCTGTGCGATATTGCTGTTGATAAGCTGATCAGCCTTTGGATCTGATGAAGGCATCATACCGATGATCTGACGTATTTCGTTTGACGTCATTATTTCGTTTCTTGTAAATTTGTCTGCTATTTCAGCGATACTGCTGACTGGAACTAACTTGAATGGGTCTTTGAAATACGTGATTGACTGCCCCTGTGTTATAGCAGTCTTTGTTAAGAACTTCCGTTTGAACTCATCGGCAATTGCCGATGCAATAGGTTCTATAGTTCTGCTGTTATAGTTCAGCATGGTCTTCTCGTCTGCTGTACCATCGAGAACACTCTGAGTAATACCCAACTGTGCATAAAGCTGTTCCTGAAGAGTCTCTATCTGCTTCAAAAGATTGTTTTCAAGAGATCTATTAAGCTGTGTTATCTTTTCGGTGCCGTCTGCATAGGCAATTCCATACTTAGATCCTGACAGCTGATCCTCGATTTCCTGACGTCTCTTGTTCGCTTCTTGTCTCTTCTGTTCAGTTTTTATGATGTATGGTAACTGAATTATAAGATCGAGTTTCCCAGATGCTGTCTGCTCATCAGTTATGTCTAAAAGACTCAACTTACGTGCAAGACGCTGATAGACTGAGTTATACTCATTGATTACTGCGTACATGGGATTTTCTATAATCGCAACATTACGCTTGGGAAGGATAATATCCTCTTTTCTGCCAGTTCGTTCGTTATATAGCCGAATCTTAACTTTATACGGAAACCATTCTGTGATCTTACCGACTCGCATTGATGTGATATCGTATGAATCAGTATCAGTTGGATCATAGAGTGTGTCCACAGGAACAACTGCCGCAACTCCTTCATCAAACATAGTAAGAACCGTATCTCGTATAAAAGAACGACTTGTCTGATCGATGTTTGCCTCAAGAGTAAGACATGCATTGAGTCCTGTATTCTTTTCAGATTTGAACCGGCCATTATCATCCAACTGACAATGTTTGAAACCTATCTGTTCAACGTCTATTGCAATCCGGTTAAATATCGAAGTTATTATTGATCGTTCATTCCCTCGAGTTAATCGCACACGATCGGGTCGTGACGAATAACTGACTCCCGCTGAGTATCCTAATGTTGGATCCTTATTCATAAAGGCATTCCAACCGTTTTTCACCCTTTCGGGTAATCTGTATGTTGCCATTCATACCCTCCTTAATCAAAAGCTTCACGATTAAGCTTGTATGCAACATAGGCATCCATCATAGCCGCCACTGCATCTATCTTCTGCTCATATCGTTTCTTCAATAATTTTCTATTGCCATTTGTGTCTTCGAGAGTTATGCAATTACCCATAGCAAATGTCATAAGCTCTTCATCAAACAAAAGAAGCCTGTCCTCAGCCAATTTTTTCAACTCGCCAAGAGGTACAGACTCAGTCTTCGCTCCCTGTATTACCTTTTCTATTCCGAATGGACCGTTTTCACGTTCCCATCTTTCTACAAAATCCCTCGCATTATATGGGTCAAAACCAAAAGCTCTTACATCATAAGAACACTGACAAATGTAACTATCCAAGTCATCATATACTTGCATCATGTCTAGTACTGTGCCTGGCATTACCATTAGACTGCCTTCTTTTATAAAAGTTTCGTATTTCTGGCGCATAGCCGCAGGGAGTTTGAATAATGTCTTTTCAGTTATATAGTTCCTGGTTTTTATACCAAAAGCCCCTGTTGATAATGGGAATAAAAATGTGAAAGCACAGAAATCATCACCTTGTGATAGATCTGCACCCATAGAACAAGGCATCTCCCAGAAATCTCTTTTACGATGTGGAAGTGTCTCATCATAGGTAAAGTAATATGTGTATCCTTCCATAGGGATACCAAAACGTTTTGCCAAAATATCATTACGTGTTGCTGGGGCTTTTTCAGCTCTCTCAACATCATCCTGATATGTATCATATGTTACTGTCTTACCAAGATTCGGATTGGCTTTGAGCCACATCTCTGGCTTTGCTACTTCTTCGATGGAGTCGAGTTTATACCACCAGATTGATGTATGTGGCGCACTATACTCGCCCTTGAGAATCGACATCAATTCCATTTTGATTGTATCACCGCTGCCGTTACGGACTGTTCCCTCTGAGCTAATTGCCACTATGAGATAATCGTTGTTGCTCGTGCTTGCGTCACCCTGCTCTTTAGCAGCTCCCTGTTCAATAGAACCTATAACGTCTTCACGTACATCACCAGACAACCACTCATCTATAGTTGCCACTTTGATTCTCATTCCCTGAAGAGCATCGATACTCATTGGCCTAATCTCAAGAATCGATCCGGTCAAGAAATTCTGAATACCTTTCTTGGTGCTTGCCAGCTTAACTCTACGAGCTTTTGAACCAGTTGTATTCTGTAATGATCCTTCTGTAAGGAATTTATACAATGGTCCTCTAGCCCTAGCTATTGCAGTTCTGAAAGGTGACATGACCTCTTCAGCCTGAGCCATTCTTGGTGCAACCGTGACCTGATGTGTTGTTGATTTATCGACATTAAGGAAGTAATTCTGGATGCATGATGCATACATAGATTTAGCTGCGCCTCTGGCAACTATAAGATACTGCTTTCGGACAAGTCGTTTCTTTATACGCTTCTTCACATACCTGCCGCCATGATTATCTTTACCTGGAACATATATACTACGCTCGACAAAGTAGTACCAACCAAATATCTGCTCTGCCCAAAGCTTAAAAGTGAACAGCAAGTGTAGATCCTCACCATTGGTGAGTGTCAATTCGTTCTCGCAGTAATGTACGAAACCGTTTATGGCCTGGTCGTCATAGTAAACTCCAGGATTAGCTATGAGCGCGTCGATTCGGTTCATTTCCATCTCTATCTCTTTACAGACAGGAATTTTACCGGCTATGACATCATCTCGGAACTGACCATAATAAATAGGCGTCGCGGTGTTCGATAAACTCATGACATCACCTACCCATTATCGGTCTTCTTATCCTTCTTCTTATCTTTTTCTTTTTCACCGATAATAGGAAGTCGTTCGTCACCTGTTTTTTTAGTATTATAAATCTTAGCAAAGTTATTCCATCCGTTTATACTGTTTGAAGTAACGTCGTTCATCTTCTTACTCCATTTATTAAACGAATCAAGGAATTTCTCCCCGCGACCTATCTCTTTGGGGATGAGAGATGAAATATTCCGTTCAAGCACCAACCTACGATATGCTGAATCCAACTCATTAGTCGAGAAAAGATCAGCATGTTTGTATAGTTCTTTCGCTGATCTGCTTTTAAGAATCTGTTCTTTTTGTTCTTCCACCGACAGCGGTTTGGATTTTGAATTCGTAAGCTGATCATGTTCCTTTGCTAAACGATTATATTTCTTTGTGTTATCAACCATTTTGTTTTCCACTGTACGAAGTCTTCTCTTTCCAGCAGTAGTCAAAGTTCCATCTTTTCTCTGGTAACGACGTATCCCCCATCGCATGCCGAGAATCCCATGGTGGACTAACACGTCAGAAGGGATCATGTAATAACCCATATAATCACCCCCTTATTCAACAGCGACGTTAAGTCGCCATTCAAGTTCTGCTATTTGTCTATTGATGGATTCGGTTATTATGGAACTGGTAGGTGGATCAAAAAGTAGACGCACCTTTAAATAGATGTAGCTTTTTACAGCTTCAAGATTTGTAGAATCTGTTAGATACTCACTCCATGTCGTTGTCTTATCGCTTATGACAAAACCGTTTGGCGGACCTACGCCTATCTGATTAAGTGAAAAGAACACAGTGTTTATGTGCATTACTACATCCTTATCGAACGGATCGTAGTCCTCTGGTATACCAAGGAGCTTCTTGACGGATGTTAAGATACTGTCGTCCATATATACCTCCTATCTCTTCCACGGGCAAGTGTCATATCTTGATCTGGTAATTGGTTCAGATACAAGTAGACTCCTGTCTCCGTAATGTATTGCCCTATGTGTATTTCCTGTTACCGAAATAAGATACTCCGGGTTAAGCAAGATATCAGTTGCTTCCAGAATATCAATCTTAGAAATCGGATTCATGTGATGTATAAGAATATATTTCTCAATTTCGCGACCTGGCATAGCTAAGTCACACGCATTATCTCGAATAATTACTCTATCCCTAACCCTGCCCCATTCTTTGGATTTATAAAAGGCTTGATTCAAATATCTATCGAATCCGAATGTGTCTTCCCCCACAATACCAGATAGCTTTAAATATTCAAATCGTTCCTCAAATGTCGGTATGGTGATTAGCTCTGAATATGTTCTAATCTTCATCGTAGTCATCACCCACTTCTCCAGAACCAGAGTAATCCATCATAGCTGCGATAGCCTGTTTATAAAGTTCATCCTGTTCTTCTGAACTCTTAATACTATCTATCTTCGCCTGGTTCAGTTTTCCTTCCGATCGTAATTTTTCAAGCTCCAACTGATACTTTGATGTGCCAAGTTTGAGAAAATGACATATCAATGTATCGGAAGCCGTATTATCACGTATTCTTTGTTCGGCAGTATTCATGGCTAAAGATATGATCTGGTTTTCCCTCGCCTCGGGTGTAAGTGCAGGTCTGAAACTTTTAGGCTCTTCTGAGGTAGTTTTCTTGACCTTTGCCATGCTATCACCTGCTTTCAAATATGTTGTTATACACTTAGATGGCATTTGTAAGGACTTATGGGGCCTGTTCACGGATGGTTGGCGAACAAAAAATATGCAAACTTGAAAGGAGTTTTACTATAGGGATTTGTATATAGACGGAGGAGTATCTACGTCCCACCACAGGTTATCCCATAAACCCTTGCAAATATCATCTAAGCTGTTTTTCCAAATATTCCCCCGGGGAATTTTTGAGGAGGCCGGCGATGACGGGAGGGGGTGCATTTTTACAGACCCCCCCTATGTCTTTTCGCCCTCTATGTTGCGTTATTTATGCTGCATTATCTTCCATTTCCACTTTTTTATATAGATTGAATGGATCTGAAGTGATTATACTGTCTATTGCACGTTCAACTTCTCTATCATATTCAACCTGAGACATTCCATCAGAAATGTGGGTAATTCTTCCGAGATAGTTGCATGTATAATAACCTTTTTCTGTATCAAAGTTATTCCAATCATTGAATTCAGTAATTGGATTAAAAGGATTGTCAAAAGTTGTAATAGCAACTCGCTTGTTTGTATTCGCATTGATGTCTGCCATTTACTTCACTCCTTTCAAATACTTTGAAACTGTTGATGTTGAAACGCCAAGTTTGTCTGCGATTTCCTGCAATGTATAGTTAGATGCTGCGAGTGCTTTGATTCTGCTAACTTTCGCTGTACTTAGTTCAGAAGTCTGTTTTGGCATTGCTCTTTCTCTAAGCTTATCAGCATTTGCATTATTGAGGATACGAACAAGCATGTTATTGGTTACAGCACCAGCCTGAATAGCTTCCCATTCTTTGTCAGTAATGTTAATTTCTCTGTCCCTTCTTGAAGATGCGCCAACATCCACACGACTAGCAACTATAGCCTGCTGAGATGCTTTCTTTATGTCACTGGTTTTCATATCTTTATTATTGGCTTTCTTTTCACCGACAATGACACTGGCTTTTCTCTGTGCTGCACGCTCCCTTGGTGCATTGAGTTCAGCAGTATTAAGTTTCTCTTCCAGACTCTTTACCTCTGATGCATACTTCTTCTTGGCTTCTTTTGACATAGCTATATTCTCTATATTTGCATAGTCCAGGCGGGCCCGGTTTGCCATAGCCTTCATACTATTAGCATAATCCGCATACAGTAGCTCCATAGGATGCTTAGCCTTGGACACTAATGTATTAGCATCGTCTGTCTCAGCCATCTTAGTACTCTGCTGTTTCTTATAGTCCCTTGCATACTCTATGGTACCCGTCTTATCAGTATAGCTTACTTCCTTGGTCACGGGGTCTATATGTTTAACAGGGGTATACTTCTCTGCTGCTACTGGGTCGTCCTTCTTATACTTGATGGTCTCACCGGATGTGGTCTTGATACTAACCACTCCTGACTTACTCGTGGATCGCTTAGGATAGTACAGGTCCTCAGTGGTCTTGTATATGAGTGCACCTTCAGGCTTGCCTGGGTCATACCAATCTTTGCCTTTTTGATTGATCTTTGGTGTACCTTGTCGCTTTGGTACTGACGTTTCACCCTTGCTTCTCGAAAGGATTGTAGCAGCGCCACCAGCTCTTACAAGATTCCCATTCTCATCGTATTTAGGCTGATAATCTTTTCTAAGAGCTGAAATATTATTGTCATGCTCGCTCTGTTTATAGTCTAGCTTATGTTTCTCAGCATCAATAACTACCATTGAATGTCTAACTGCTGCTGCAAGCTGATCTTCTCCAGCTCCCGCAAGTGTCATATCTGTAATCAGATTTGAAATCATTCCCATCTCGGTCTGAGTGTTCTTCATGATCCTGTACTCACGACCATTACGATAGTAGTGCTTCTCTCCATTACTATCTACTTTACACTCACCGCCATAAGCAACCTTAGGGTCGAATCCCTCAAGTCCCTTCAAAGGCTTTGTAGATGTGATCTTAACTTTTCCGCCAGCATCATGCGTTGGAATGCACATAACAGTATCGCCATCAAAGTCTGCTCCAGACAATCTTTCTGCTACTTTGCTGTTAATACCTATGGCATCCTGAACATCACCGCCAAGAAGTTTCTTTGCCTCTTTATGATTGTTGTTTACAGTAAGTATAGGTATCTCAAATGTTCCGCCATGCGGATATCTGATGAGTGCTAGCTTGGTCCCTGTTTCATAGTTGGGGGCATACACTTCCGTGTCCTTCATTGTTGGAAATGGGATAATAACATGATATCTCTGTCCCGGAAGTGCTGCCGCCTGAAGATTAACTGCTGCTGAATCACAACCCTCTGCAAACTTCTGAAGATAGTGTTTTTTTATGACAGGATTCGTAAGGGACATAATCTCGTCATATTCTGCTGCTTTGTCTGCCTTGGCAAGGTCCAGCTGCTTCTTTGCCATCGTTACAGACTGCTTACCAAGAAACTGTGATGGAAGCGCATTTTTCCATTCAGTCCAGTCACCCTGATCAGCTCTTTTATTTATAAGCCCCAGTTTTTCTTCTCCGGTCTTAGCATCTTTGTACCAATACTGTCCACCCTGGTCAGCATCTTTTATAAGCGACCCAAAAGGATTGTCTGGATCATTTTTGATATCTTTAAGGACTTCCATCTTTGGAACGTCCTTTGTTTTATTTGTATTAAATATAACATCAACACCATCTGGCATATCGTCAGAATATACTGCCATACCTTTGAGATACTTCTTACCGTCTACCATGATACGAACCTGTGCATATTTGGAATCGCCAAGGCTAAGATCTTGACATCCTCTACGAAGTTCTATAACACCATCTTTCTCGATACCGCCATCTTCGTTATACCGAATCATAAGTCTCTTTGAATCGAGGCTTTCTGGATATGTAAATTTACGATGGAATGTTTCGCCATCATCTGTCGAAAAATAGTCTGTCAAAGGTTTGACTTTATCCAGATCATATATTTCTGAATGTGGTATATCTGGTTTAGTAAGAACTTTCTGAGTAGTCATCTGGTTTGGATTAGTCGCCTGTGGAAATCTGCCATTATATACATGGTATCCTTCTCTTTCCAGAATGGTTAATGCCTGATTCATCTTCTCCTCAGAAATATGAAGCTCACGCTCAACTCCCTTACCAACATCAACCATACCCTTCTTATCAACCTGCTCTCTCATGAAATCAGCAGCATTTCTAGCCTGTTTCATTCGACTCTCAGAATCTGCATTGAGTAGTGATCTGACTGTGGATTCAGATATACCCATCTGTCTTCCAATCTCTGTAGCGCCAAGGCCATCTTCTTTGAGTGACTTGGCTCTTGATACATCGAGCATTCTTCTCTCATCCTTACAAAGAGACTTCTCAGTTCTATACTGTGTTGTTGTCATACCAAAGGTATTTCTTATATTATCCGGAGTTTCTTCCCAGCCGTCTTTCTTGAGCGATTCAACTCTACTCAAAAAATCATCGCCATGCTGATATGGGTTTTCTCCAGACCCCCAAGGATATCTGCCAGAACGCCTTGGCATTCCGTAATGCTCAAGAACCTCAGCATCTACAGGTTCTGAACCGCATCCCAAATTTGATTTTATTTCATCTGAAATTGAACTCATGATTTAAGCAGCCTCCTTTTCTAACTTTTCAAGAAGTTTGTCGAGGTGAATTATCTTGTCCATGATCGGAGCAATCTCCTCTGCTGTCGGATTATGAACCAGCACTTCATCCTGCTTGTATAGCCGGAGTTCCATCTCAATGTCGCCAGGAGCAACATGATATTCAAGACAAAATAAAGCAGCATAAACCTCCAGCTGCTCGATATGGTCTTCGATCTTTCCAGACTTACCAGTTTTTAAATCATGAATTCGTAATACATTATTCTTGAAAGATATAGCATCCGCTGTGCCAAAAAATCTCTCAGAATAAAATAAAACAACCTCTGTACTCATCTTGAATCCGATTGCATCATTTACATATGCATTCAGAGTCTTCTTTGTACGAGGTTGTTTAATCCCAAGGTCTATTGTTTCTTTAGCCCATGCATGGAGCCTTGTTCCAATCTGTGCCATTTTCAGGTTTCGATACACCTCAATTGCTTTGGTATCATCATACCTGAGCCACGAGCTTTTACTCGCCGAGAAAGGCGCGTGAAGGCCTTCCAGTTTCAAATGCTGATTGAAGTTCATCTAAAATTTCCTCCTTGTTCTCTGGGTAAATAAAAGCAGCATACGACATCTTATCCATAAGGTTTACATAGTAATCCTGATTTGGGCGATGGCTTGCTCTTTTGCTCTCTTTACCTTCCAGTGCTGCCCATTTGTCCCTATACAAAATAAGCAGGTCTGGTATTCCCTGTCTTTCTGTGGCATCCAGATGTATTACCATACTTCCTGGAAACCGATGTTCAATTTCTTTTTTTAGATCCGCCTTGAATTTTCCTTCAGGTGTCACTAAAGCATTCCTCCTTTCATTTTCAGAAAGAAAAATAGAAGCACACATAAATATGGCGCTTCTTACCTCTCTCTCTATAAAAGGGGATGTATTTGCCGCGAGCAAAAAATAATAGGAATTGTGTCTGCTGCGAAAAAAGAAGAGCCGTTGTAAATTTAACGACTCTCCTGATTGAGATAGATTATTTTTTACTTGTCTTCTTCGTTGTCATAATTATTAATGCATTTGTTCATTTCCATAGCCTTGTTAAAGACATAGTTGTCGTAATTGCACTGTGCTTTGCATCCTTTCCGAAATCCATCTATGCGTCCTTCTCTACGTCCAATGTTGCATCCTATAAGTAATGATATGCTTGCACACACACCGCCGTAGATACCAACGATGATTTCTTCCTTATGCTCCTTAACATACTCCTTCGCTGTCTCATACTTTTCCTTAGCTTTCTCTTTAAAATTACCCATAATAAAATCCTCCTTTTGAATCATTAAAAAGTTTCTATCTCATTATAGAAAATGTATTTGACACGAATTGTGCAAATACTAACCGATATGCGTCGTATTATCTCACAACTCCTCTGTATTGCCATTAAGTACTTTTGTATAATCAATACATAAACTTAACAGAGAGGAGGTGAAATGATATGAGTTTTGATCCGAGCGACGAGCGCTTATCGGGACTTGCTAACATACCGACCAACTCACCCGCCGACCAAATAACACATGCATTAAAGGAACACTGTGACGGGATGGGGAATATAAGTACGTCACTAGAAAATGACTATGCTATCATTTACGAGCAAGGCCGTCAGGATGAAGCATATGAGTCCAAATATTTATATCTTCCCGAGTTTCAAGAAGACATGGACGACGAATCTACTGAAGACAATATAAGCAAAACAATAGATGGAATTGGATATACTATGAATGCCATAACTGGTTTGATGTATGTTAGTGTGTTGGTAAAATACCGGCTTATACCTTTTGTAAAAACAAAATATACAAAACTCAGACAAAATAAAAAATGAAATCTGGTCGTATATGAGGGCAAGGAACCCAGTACAGCGTTTTGTATTGGGGCCTTAATCTTGTATTATTCCCAGATAAACTCTGGTAAAAACGTGAGTGCTTTTGTCATGTATTTTTCTGTCTTTAACTTTATTTCGTCAAACTGATCATCGGTGCACTGGAATATTACGGGAGTATAATATTGTCTATACTTTTCATCTCTTAATATTATGCCGACTAACTCGCGATGATATAAATATAACGGCGACTGCAACAACGTAGGTCCATGCCTTTTAACTACACTAATTGGCATTATCGGGTTATACCATACCTCTGCGTCTATATCACAAGCGCCAGATATTAGTCCTAAAAGTATTCCTATATCATAATCACTTCCTTTTTTATCGCCTTTTTGACATATACACACGTGCCATTTCTTTGTCTCTTTATCCATACATATTCCTCCTAAAAAATAAGAGACCCAGCATATTTCTATGCTGAGCCTCCCAGTTCTTAATATTATTTTATTAACTTGTATTCTGTTATCCTCTTATGCTCATACAGTTCATTTAATCTAGCAAGTATCAATTTCGATCATATGGACATGATGTAATACATTTAGGATAGCATTCTGCACCGCAATGATTCTTGCATATGGCAGGTTTATATGCTATCAGTTTCCTTATCTCTCCACCAAACATATCACCTGGATATGTTTTATAACAATCCCAACATACAAACTTATTCATATACTCATTGTAAAATAATGGTGTTTTACATTTAGGACAAAATATTGGATATTCCTCATCCCTATCAAGATAAGCTTGATTTGTAGTCAGCTCTTCTTCGTCGAATTCCGCCCCACAACATGTACATTCATATTTATCGATTATAGAATTATATTCAAATTCTCCTCTGTCACATTCTGTACAAACCATTCCCACAAGATATTCTTTCATAATCCGAAAACCTCCTTAACTTTTTACTCTTCCGTCTACTAGTTACTAACTATACTGCAATTATACTTTGACGACTGTAAAAACTAAAGAGATTTCATAAGACATTATGACTTTGTAAGGTTCGTTTCCGAGATGATAAATTTTGCTGAAAACAGCCCTCTGCCCGGATGCCCACTTTTATTTCCCATTTATATATATTTATATAATATTTTTTTCATATTAATTTAAGAAAAAAAGTGGGAAAGTGGGCAGAAACCCCGCAAACCCGCATAAATACTAGGTTTTTCGCTGCCCACTTTTAAAAACAAAAGTGGGCAAAGTGGGCAGAAAAGTGGGCAAATGGCCATTTTTTACAAAATTTTTGGGTCTGCTACCGCCTCAAAAATGGGCAAAACACCCACAAAACCGGGCAGAAGCCCAGATATTTTTGTAAAAGTGGGCAGAGATTTTAGATACTATTTTTGTATTACATCACAAGTTATGGTCATCAATCCGCCGTTTTTTGAGTCATATCCAAAATCTAATTCGTATTTATGCTCAGAATCATAGTACCTAGCAAAGCCACTATTATCATCGATTCCATATGCATCCATACTAGTAAAAACACCACCCCTCAAAGCTGAATCATATTTTTTAAAATCATCAGACGTAGCCGAACTGATCGATGCATAATAACTTGTGTCTGAATCCCTATCAATTGATATACTTTTATCTGAAAAAATATCTTTGGCATCTGGCAATATACTAGACATTACAAAGTCACTCTCACTCTCCGTACTGACACTCGCACTACTACCATTACCATCTGAACCAGCATTACTACTATCACCACCGCAACCAACAAGTCCAACACACATAGCTCCAACTAACAAGCCCATAAATAATCTCTTTTTCATAAAAATCTCCTCCTCTGAAAATATAAGACCATTATACTATTCAGCTACATTATCATCAACCTGCAAATACTCATAATCGTCAGGATCAATCCAGCACCTGACGACCTCGTATCTTCTCAGAAATAGCTTGTCACCGCGCCACAACTGTCTACGTATACTACCTCGCGCTATTCCCAGAAACCTGGCCAAATGCGCTTCACTCATGATCCCAGCACAACTACCATCATTCTGCTGATCATATACAATATAAGCTCTCATCACTGTATGCCCATCCCTACGCAATTTCATCACCACCATTCTTCTCTGCATATAAACACTCGGTCCTGAATTTGCAAAAAGAACAGGCAAGCCCTCGTGAAAGTGTCTTGCACTTACTCATCAAGGCTGTCTTATCCCTATGTAACTGCAAGATCTGCTCCTGTAATTTTTTAATCTCTTCATCTCTCAAAGTCGCTTTTACAATCTTTTTCCGTATATCCATGTTTTTATCGCCTAACCTTTTCTAATAAAATAAATAAAGCGCCAATGACGTAATCATCAGCGCAAAATCAATTATCACCGCTATTGCCAGCAAAACTGATCTGGCGGTCTCACTCAGTTCTTTCTTCTCCATTTTTGTCCTCCTCTGTATCATCATAATGATTCATGAATGCTCGAAAATCTTCAATACATGAATCACATAAATCACACTCTACTGCTATGATGTTATTTGTGTTTACCACATTTATCCCCCTAGTGATAGAGCCTCCGCAGTTCCACTTTACTCTATTTTTCTCATAGAACTTACCACACCTATCACATTTCCTTGCCATTGACATAAATATCATTCCTCCATTTCTATATACTCAAGTGAATCAACCACTTCCTTGCTATAGAACCAATTTGTCCAAGGACTCTCAAACCAGTATTTCTGTGAATACACAGTACCATTCCATTCCTGTACATCTTTAATAACGGTGACTCTGGATACTTTCTCATCGGTATCCTGTTCAAGAGCCTCTACCTCTTTTACTATAGAATCATGTTTCATCTGATATTCAGCGATCGTTTTGTCAATTGCATAATGATTCGTCACTATCATAACAAGCGAAAAGATTGCACCCACACCTGACAACGTAATAAATACAGCACCTATAATAGACATCCAATCTATACATTCGTTGTATGCAATTACAGATAATACGATCGACACAACCAAAACTGCTACAAATATAATTGTCCAAATCATAGTAAAACCTCCTTCAAACTCTTCTAAATATACTATCGTCTGCTGGCTTGAAATCTTCCTGCCATTCACGACGAATAACCCGAAAACGCCCTAGCTTGTCATATTCTGTTAAGAGACTATTCGTCTTTTCATAAAGCCTATCGCCAAACACGTATATACGATTGAGTGGCAATGAACATACCTCCTTATTCCGGATAATATCATCAAGCACCTGATAATCACCTAAATTTTTTATCGATATATTAAGTCCGTCTATATTACCTAGAAGTGTATGATCAGTAATCAATGGCAACCACAACTCACAAGCATTCGTATACACGATCACGCGCATTATATTTGGGTATTTATGCTTATAATGATATGCTATTGCGTTCGGCTTAGTATAAGCAAAAGGCTCTCCGCCCGTGAGACATAATGTCTCCACCTCTCTCAGTTCTTCATCCGTGGCATACGGAATGCTATTCAGATCGTATTGCTTGTTGCAGCAATACTTGCAATCCCTATCACACAGACTAGTAACCATCAAATGCATGACCTTCTTGGTTTTCTCGGTCCGTGGATTCAGATTTGACCTCTTTCTAAGACTAGGGCTCTGTATATTTAATAGACGTTTACCCCTTTCCCACCAGTTTTTTCTAATCCTACTCATCTCTATCCACTCCTTTCTCACGATTTATTGCTACCTTCCTTTCATCAAGGGCTTTTTTCTTTGCCGCCCATTCTTCGGCAAGACATTCAACATCCGGTGATAATCTTCCTACGGTATACATCACAGTAATTAGAAGGGCGCGACGCTCTTTATCTAGCATATATTCGGCAACCTTGAGATCGTCCTCTGTACCTGCCAATAGTTCATGAAATGGTTTTGTAATTTTATCCTCAATATCATCTATACCCTTTATCCTCTCAATACCTTCAGAATGTTCATTATTATGGGCTGCTATATATTCGGACATGTCTTTAAAATTTATATTTCGTGTCCTCTCTATAGCCTGTTTTGCCTTTAATAGTTGATCGTATGGACTATCATCAGAATTATGCCGCCACTCTTTTACTAGCATTTCCTCGGACACCCATCTCTTTTCAATATTCTGATCGATGTGAGCATACACACTTTTATGTTTCCTCAACCCCCTACTTAACCAACCAAAACATTTCAATATACCACTCACAATCCAAATTGGAATGAAACAGGCTATTACTATCGGCCAAAATAGAATATATAAAGGGTCATACTCTTCATCTACCATTTCCGATACAAAACAACCGATCACAGCATAAAACATTATCACTACAATACTAATTATTATCTTCACGGACCATCCTCCTTATCTTCTCACCCCACTCGGGATGTTCCTTGGCATATTCTCTGGTATCATAGACTTTCGCGCCTTCGCCATCGATTATAGGAAAAGAGTCTGTCTGATCTGTGCCCTCTTCGGTCTCCTTTTTCTTTGGATCCGCAACAGGATAACAAAATACTCCATTCTTACGTAGCTCTTCTAACTGCTCTTTAGTCAACTTAATGCCAGCTGATTTGAGAATACCAAACACTTGTCTGATATCGCCAGTCGTTTCTGGTATCAATTCTTTTACCTCGCTGGTAATCAACTCTGAATATGGCAAACTCTCAATCCACTTGCCGAACTCTCGCCACTCATCCAGCTTGTGATTCTTACGCTGCCTATATATGTTAGCCAATACCTCATAATTCAACATGACATTACGAGTCTGGTTGTAGCTGCTTGGTAGGAGCTGTATCATCTGCCACCAATATTGTTTGAGCTTAGTTTCAATATACCTTCCTCGGTAATAATTAAGAACATTGATAGTTAAGCCAAGCAGATCATCACCATCTACCCTAATGTTATTTGCATCATTAAGGAAAAGAGCATCTCCTGCATCATTATTAGCCATATTTAGTAAATGTTCACACGAGAAATCGTCCAGCGTAAACTCCTTCTCCTGAATCTTATGCATAGTGCTACAGCTGTTAGCCACAGTACCAACCTTATATGTATCAAATTCTTTCCACCAATATAAAGGCGCTGTGATTCTCACATATACAGGAATCATTCGCATATACTTCCTATGCTCTGTACCTGCATCTGAGAGCTTCTGCATGAGAGAGTGGTCGTTTTCTCCTAATATAAACATCTCTTCTGGCCATTTTGCGTTTGTAAACTCTTTTTCACTATCACTCTTCTCCCAGCTGTTCATTGGATTCCTCATGCCCTCTATCACAAATTCCATCTGCTCTGGACTCGCCAGAACCACATGCTCTAATTTAATCATCTTCTCATATCCTCCTCGTATTCTTCGATTACTTTCCCTAAACATGCAGTCGCCGACAATATATAGTACCGCATTCGCCAACAAAATATCAGTATTATGTACATAGCTTCAAGTAATCGTCCCAATTCTTCTTTGCCAAGCAAATTCTCCAGATATTCTTTTATCTGTGGTGTTACTACGATTTCCTGTTTACTCATTTTCTTTCCTCCTTTAAATAATCGTATATCGTCTTACATTTGTTTCTATTCCCACATCGTATGAACGTATTATACATTTGTTCATCGTTATACGGCGAATGTAAACATGTTATATCTACGTCAGCTTCAAAACCCGGACAATTATTACAATATGATTCAACATCAAGTGTAATCATTCATCTTCACCTCCCGACATATTAATTACCACACACGCATTCTCCGGATAACGCTTAACGGCATGCAAAATATCACTAACTGCTAGATTTCGTGTCAGCCCTAAACTATTCTTGTCTGATAATATAACAATATTTTCTTTTGCATTATAAACAATCTTTTTAAGAGGCTTGTCTATGTATTGGTCGCGCAATGCCACCTTAGTTCGCAAACCAACTGGAAAATTACACAAGATATCAAATACAGTTCCAAATGTCCGTACGTTATTATCCAGACTTTCAAATATGATTACCTTTCTCTCAATGTCATATAGAATCCGTCCGATTCCTTTCATAAATATCATTCCTCCTTAATATAATTCTTACATTTTTTTACTTTCTCAGAAACAGTCTTTCCATATTCTGCACTGGATCCAGATTCACTCAATCTTTTCTCCTTTTAGTTTGTCGATTCGTCCATCCTTTATCTCAACATCATACCCACTCAACTTAGCTATAATATCGCTGGTTGTCTTTTTACCACGAGCAGTACATACTGGCACCCCATCTACACAAATGACGTTCACTCGTTTACTCATGTATTGCGGAACTCTGTACACTTTTATTTCGCTCATCTGATTTCTCCTTTACCGTGCGTATAATATCTTTAAATGTGTCCAGCATGTCCTCTGCTAAAAAGTCGCTGCCGACTATCCTGTAGTCGTACTTTGTTGGGGAAGTACTAACACCTAAATGTACCTGATCATTTGGATAAATATGTATGGTCATTGCGCAATTATTTTCGTTCGCCAGCCAACACAAGGTTGATAAATTAATATTTCCTGTTTGGTCAACCTCTCCAGACATCTTCTTCTCGATTTTATCAAGCCTATCGGATATCGTCTCAATACCTTCCAGAAGTCTCTTATCATACTTATCATGTGCCGCCATATTTATCTCCTCCTTATTCGATTCTGTTTTAAGAAATATAGTAGTTCTATAAAATTATTATCAGGTTTTCCGTATTCGTGTTCGTCCAACAATATAGCTTTCTTACATTGAGGACAATGCACCCAACGACTAAGCAAGCATCCATTTTCATGATGGATGGAATATATCTGGTCCATGCCAGCCAAAAATACAACCTTACAGTCGTTACACCTACAAAATCGTTTGCATCCACTATTGCCTACTTCTACCATTATTCATCCTCTCTACTCACAATCTTGACCTTATGTCCAAGCTTCTCCTCTATCTCCTCAAGAGTCATTTCCTTAGGAGATGCATATTTGACTATAGTGTCAGTTATGCTATTAGACGGATCCCACAGAGTAACATCACCATACCCCACATCAATAGTCATTCGAGGACACTCATATATATCTGCTGAGCTAGCTCCCCTGAATTTAAAATCCTCATAAAGAGGCAAAAGAATGTCTTTTAAAGTCACCTCATGAATATTGCCGAAGTCATCTACTTCCTCATATACGAGACATAAACGATATTCATCGTCCCATTCTTCTGTTTCGACCTTCGTTAAAGAAGCATCCTTCAATTTTCTGTTGTTTATGTTGTTCAGTTTCATATTTATCTCCTCCTTGAAAATAAAAAGAAGAGAATCCTCATTTGAAGACCCTCTTCCGATTTTAAGTTATCTCTGTGCTACATTTTTCCACTGTTCATTTATAGTTATCATCCTGTCATCTGCACTCATAAATATCAGTGCCATTCTCATGTATTTAGCACTCTGCTTCATACTTTCAATACCACCTCTAGCTACAAGTTCACTAGACCTCTCTATAAAATGATTACTTATTAATTTTCGTAACATAGTTCATCACTCCTTTCACTATAGAGCATGTAGACTACGCGAAAATTTTAGAAAAATATGCACTTTTAGTACTCACTTGGGAATAAAATTGTCGTAACACTCCTATCCCACTCGGTAATTATCCATATTTTGCCGTATTTTTCATCTTTATACATCGCCAAAATACGATCATCACCATTTTTTACGGCTTTATCGTTTATTTTTGCATCATCAGGACATATATTACCCCAGTCGCAGGTCTCATACCGCTTGAATGACACAAGAATAAACTTAATAAAGCCAGGATTGTGCTCCATCTCAGCAGCAACCCCGGCTGTAACTACGACCTGACCAGTCTCAAATTTACCCATTTTTAGCACCTCCCCCATACAAACTTACTAAGTTCTTTGTATTCCTTACCATTAGCCAAAAATAAATGCCCACTGCATATCAAATTATGCCCTCTTGTTGAATACGAACCGTCTATACTGGTCTTCCTACCACAAATGACACAAGTATACAGATCATCACCGTCGTATCGTCCTACTCTTCCAGTTTCTTTGAACTGAGCTACATTTGCAGCATCAACTTCTTTGTACTTATCTATAGTTTTTATCATGAATATTCCTCCTCCTATGCCCAATACCAAATATAAACAGTGTATATTGCTTTACCTGTTTTATCGATTACACACGACGAAGTATCTACCTTCTCGATACGTGTGTCAGGATCGGATATATATTTATTAACTGTTGCTTCTACTTCAGCTCTGCTACCAGATATAATTTTAAATTTCATACCTACAACTCCTCCTCTATAATGGTGATACTAAGATTCTCTATAACGGTCACTGCACTAACCCCAGCTGGCCTATTTGCTAAGGCTCTCTCAAACTTTTCTCTATATTTTTTATGATTAAACTGATTGACAATGCAAAAATCGTGCAATAGCTGCATCTTCTCGCTAATAAGAGCCTCTTCCGCAAGACTCCTATGCCTATGCATATCATAATTCTTTCTTTTCTTCTCCTTTGTCTGCATAAAAACTCCTCCTTAAATATGTAAAACCTTGCTACTTCTGTTCTTTTACGTTTTCATCTTTCTCATAATATGTCGGCTTATGTGAATCCACGTTGCACGGATTGGATAAGCATGGATTACACGGATCCTTCCAATCTTCTATATCTCGATGCTTACAAGTCTTACAATATTCATGAAAATATACTTCTTTATAATCGCCTATCATCGCTGTTCCTCCTCATATAACCGTGGTTTACCGTTACTATCAAGCAGAACTGTCATTGTATTTGAATGTTTTTTGGATGTATAAAAATACATAACCCTAGTTGTTTTATCGACTAAGACTTTGTAACATACATATTCAGACATAGTCCCCGATTCAATGATACTAAATGTAGTTCCTATATCAGTTTCCGTTGCATCTGCCACATCAATCGGGCTACAACCAATGCAAAGCACCAACATTACAGTGACAATCACACACATTAATATCTTCTTCATTCTTCCCCTCCTAACCTGAACTGAATATGCACCCATTTTATGAGTATATCCTCAATATGTACCCATTCGTCCATTTCTCTTAGATCACTTATACTAAACACGTATGTAAACTGCTCTCTCCCTCGTTGGAATACAAAACGCTGACCATTTACAAGACTGTCGTAATCCATACGTACCTCTATCCCGTATTTACGACAAAATAAGATTAATTTTCGCATATCACGCCTCCTTTCTCTGCAATCATACAAACCGTTATTTTCAGTACATCTTTATCCACCGATCCTATACAGCATACCGTCTGATCTAATATCTCATCAGATAGCATTCTCCGATCATATATTTGTGGATTTATTGCTATAATATCGTTACCAGTGTGTTTATCTGAGATTCTTACCCATTTGGTACATGACGATGCCAATTTCAAAAAATCACTTACTGTCATTTCTAATCCCATCCTTTCTGGTGGTTGTCTAGTATCTGTTTTGTTGCTCTTATATTTACCTGTAAGTCCTCGCTTATATGAAGTGACGTGGATGCTGGTAAATTTACCATAAAAGTTTGCATCTCATCTATCGCTGACATGATTGTTCGTTGGTTTATCAAAATCTGTCTTGATATTTCGTCCATGTCATTACCCCCCTTCTAGTCAATATAATCGTCAAAAATCGTTATTGCAGGAAGATCGCCCGCATCGTATTCAGCATAGACTATGAACCCATATTTAGTTCCTTCCTGAGCCCGTATCAAACCCATAAGCTGCTCCAGAGAATTAATATCAATGGTCCAGCGATCATCGGGCTTTTCTTTTTGTGTCTCTATAACATTCCCAGTCTGAATATCATGTATGTTCACTGGGTACTTTTTCATTCGCTTCTCCAATACACATCCTGGTATCGGTGGCTCAGCATTATCGGGAATATTATGGTAATAGTCATCACTCACCCTTGAAACTACGAATTTCATAATTAACCTGCTCCTTTATTATTTTTTCTTGATAAGTCCCTGTTCCATACCTATGGCAAGAATCACCAAGGCCTGCAATATAACGTAATATGACCTATTACAACCACGTGGTGGGATATAGAATGATTGCCGTCTGTATTTTACGGATTCATACGTTTTTTCTACGAACTGCTTATCCAAATCTGATAGAGGATGTTCCAAATACCCCTCGACAAACTCTACGATAGTCATAAGTGCCATCCTTTCTACAACTTTCTACTCTTCCGTTCCTCATACTCTTCTTTAGATATCTCAATCCACTTTCCCTCTTCATCGCCTTCTGGTTCTCTGAAGAATCTATTGATTTCAATTTTTTCCTGCTGACCATTCTCAGTTTTAATTGCATAGAATACGCCAACGGTATCAAAATCACCATTCTTTTTGTCTGTTCGGAAATCCTCGCAATATACCTTAATTGGCTTGCCCGGCATATATGGCATCGTTATAGGAAGCATTGCGTCAACGACACGACTACCCAGACCCGAAGTGTATATGATACGCGGGTCATTAATGTCGACACAATACGATCTGTCATTGTCTCTGTATTTGATTGCTCCATCAGGATATACCTTCTTAAATAACGAAGGCATTCGTTTACACTGGTACCATTTGAAACCGTCACCGTCATGCCATGTGCATATATCCCAAATATCATCAGTATCCTCTATAGGTGTCAATGGCTTACCGTCTATGAGGCTGTTGAGGATACTCTGCGTCATTTTTATACTGAACCCTGAATGTCCATCTCCACATAAACTTTCAAATGCCTTTAGTGCGCTCCCATAGCAAGCACACCCATAATCAAACTCCCCCTCTTTTTTATCAGGTTTCTCTTTTCTACATGCGATTTCAACTTCTTGTCTTGCCCAATCTAACATATTCATTTCTAATCTCCTCCTTGAAAAAGAAGAGTCAATGTTTCCAAAGACCCTTCTCTGTTGTTAATAGAAATAATTACTTAATACAAATACCTTATACATGTCGTAACAGTACCTAACCACACTATCAACCGGATAACCCGTACGTATCTTTTTTGTTATTTCATCAACGCTATACTCAAATTTTTTGCCATCGTTTTCGATGATTATATTGAGTACGTCATCTCTGATTGCACAAAATATACTTCCGATTATTTTCGGTTTTAGTGCCTTTTGTACTGCCATACTATATATATACTCATAGTCTGTCATATATCTCACCTCCACTATAGAGGCTGTTCCTTACGCGAATTTAATAAAACTCGTCCGTCTCTTTTGAAATACATGCGCATTATATGGTCTCGATAAAGACTGGCTATTATCTTAATCAAGTAATCCAAATGTATATACTCAATAGTATCTACATCATAGTATTTGCAGTACTCTGTATTACCACATTTTATGGTTATTTTTAAAAGGCCCTCAAAGAGCTCACATTTGGCATCGCCAAACACAAGATGAGACAACTCCTTTTCAAGTGTGCTCTTACAATCAGGCCAGTTTTTTACTGAGAAAAACATCCCCGATAATTTATCCATACATCTCCTCCTATATATGCAACCATCTGCTTTCATTGAATTTCTTCTTGTTATTGATAGCTTTACTAATTGCAATATCAATACTGGCTCTACTCTTCAGATGATAGTAATATAAATCAATAAACTTAGTATTCAGCCTATCGATTCGCCCTGCCGCCTGCTCCATAACTTTATATGAGTAGTTCTGTGAGTAAAATATAATCGTATCAGTATCAACACAATTCCATCCCTCACACCCAGCCGTATACTGGACCAAATATACCCATCGCTCTGTATGCGGTATCTCCTGATGAGCATGTCCATTCCACTCAGCAAGTTCAAACCTGTCATCATCCCTATATATATCAAATATACTCTTTAGTATCTCCAGCTCATAATCAAAGTTATAGAATATAATGCATTTAGGGTGTTTTTCGTACAGCTCCAATACCTTAGTCTGTCGTGTTTCATCGCTATTTACTACTTTTCTCAGCAAATAACATAACTCCGACGCATTCTCTATTGGTTTGTTCTCATATATATTCCATCTATCTTTGAATAATGACTTATACAGTTTCATGTCATACTCAGCGAAGACATCTTCATGATGCTGTACCGTAGACCGATTAAATGGCATATCTACCAACAACCTTTCTCTGAGTCGAATAAGTCTGCCAGTGTTAACATATCTATCAATCTTTGGAAACTTGGAAAACCTCGAATATATAACATGCTCATGGATAAACTCAGTCTTATTTCTATAAAAGCCATTAGCCAAAAATACAGGCAAATAATCCATCCATGTATCGCCAGGCGTGGCGGACAGCAATATCCATTCATTCGATTTTGTTATCTTCAAAAAGGCCTTTACCCAGGTTCCGTAACCAACAACCCTTTGTTCATCAAATATAAAAAAAGCACCCCTAACATCGGAGTGCTTCTTTACATTATTCCAGCTATCTACAACTATTTTATTTCCGTTGGTTTTATTTAGTTTCGGGTTAGTCGACATCATAAATGGAGCCATCTCATCCTCCCATTCATGAGTATCGCGTTTTCTTGCAGTGGTTATAATATATAAATCTTTTGGCCTCTTTTTAACAGGATGATAGCCGGACTTATCAATCCGACCACCACTCTGTTGAAAAAAGTAATATAATCCCGTCCTGCTCTTGCCAGAACCAGTGCCTCCGCATAATATACAGCCATTGTGCATCTTGGCGAGGGCTATCTGCTGGTGAGGACGCAGAAATTCTTTGTCTTTAGTCACCGTCCACAGGTTCACCTCCCTGCACAAGCTTGTTTTTCATCCGCTGTAAAGTCTCTATAAACATGTCCATTTCTGCAAAACTCACAAATCCTAAATATAAAGGTTCGCCATTAGGTGCATCCTTTGCTACGGCACCATCGTTATAGGTGAACTCACAGGTAGCAAGCTGCTTAGTCTCAGCCAAACCGACACATACACCCGTTACCGCTGTATCGAGATTGTTTCCAAACATCATAAGCTTATTCCTCCCCATCTGAGTTGTTCGTTTCATCTTCCGGCGGAGTCATATATTTACTCATGTCCATACCCCAAGGATATTTGCCTGATCTGATACCTTCTTTTTTCTGCTCACATTTTTCCTTAGCTGCATCTTTCTTTCGCTTATCTGTGACACGCTTAGCAACCTTGTTGACCAGTTCTTTCCATTTCTTCCTAGTAAGTCCTGGCCATATTTTACCTTTTTCCTGGCATTCATTGATCATACCAACGATTTCCTTCTCGACCTCATCTGAAACAGCCCGATCTGTTACCATGATGTCTTTCTTATCTGCAATATAATACGTTACTGGCACATACTTCTTGAATACTTCATAGTAGTTGCCCTCATTGCCGAACATCTTCTTGCAAACAGCCATAGCAAAACCTTTCTCAGGATCATAGTCTTCATGCTTTCCGGCCCTAACCATAGTTTTTGTTCCGTCCTTCCAAAGTATGACAGTTACTCGATCGCTGAATATAACGTCCTTTATGTTTGATCTCATATCACAATTCATATTTTTATCCTCCTTAAATGAAAGTTTATATGGCTCTGTCGGCTGGTAATATAGCACCATTTGGTCGTAAATTGTACGCTCCGTCGCTTCACGCACTGTGTCATATACTGTCGCAATATTGTAGTCAAGTATGTCCTGTACATCGCTTATTTTATTCTGAGATTCCTCTTTCAGCTTCAAAAAATACTCTGGGTAATTGATTGACATTGGTCTATAATCAAACAAGCCGTTTAATTTAGCTTTGATCTGCTCTTCCTTAACTCTCCGGAAGACCTCTTCCATAAACTCATCCAACGAGAAGAACTTCTTTCCACCTGGGGCCATTCGATGTTTGATTTCACGAGTCATAGAGCCTTCAATAGGAAAGTTATAATAATAGACAAGGTCAATCCTAAGTCCTAATAGGGAATCAGGTCTATATACAAACCTTATATTATATGGTCCAATCCGCACATCGCCGTTCATTCCAACACTATATAGTGTTCTATCAACTGGATTTTTCAGCACCCACTTTGTGGCAACGTGCATGAACTTACTTTTATCACTCTCATATCTTGTCACTACAACAATATTCATAAAAATCTCCTCCTTAAAATATAAAAGAGACCTAGCATATTGCTACGCTAAGTCTCCCGTGGCTCTATCTCAATGTTTTATTTGAATGGCAGTTCATCCTCGTCGTCGGGTGCCTCTTCCTCTGCAAAACGCTGAGCAAACCTGTCAATATTCTGCTCCACATACATATTCTGTAAATATGCAGCTCTGCCACGTTTCTCGTTCTTAGTACCTTCCTGAGTTACCCAATCATATGGTCGAATATCAAGATCAACCCTCGCAATGCTGATCCTGTCCAGAATCTCAACCTCATCTTCTGAAAGCTGTCTTCTATTCTTTCCACTGGTCAGATATATGTTGGGACCAGAACGTCCAAACTTTATCTTCACAGGCAGGTGCATTCTTGGCTCGTCCCCCGGATTCGCCCCATCTTTGATCCTTACATTCCACCCATCTCTAGCCAACGCATCTGCCATCTCTCTGGTAGGTATGCTCAGAGCAAAGTTTCTGTTGCCCTCAGCATTATACGCTGTCATTTTTCCAGCAAAATTCTTAAATATGATGTGTCCATCGTCTACCATTAACATTCCATTTTCTGCTACTTTAAGCTCCATTGTTTTATTCTCCTTTTTTTGTAAAAAATAAAGGGAGTCTAAGTTTCCTTAGACTCTTCCTGCTTTTACTTATCTTTGTCTTTATTTTCTTCAATTCCCATTCTAAAACCACGAATTACACTTGGTATTCCCATTGGCCATAATATGGTAACAAATAGTGCTCTAAATAAGTACCCCCGTTTCATACCGGTTGTATACTCACCAACCATTTCTATAGTTCCAAATATAGCCCCTATTACCAAATACATATTCATCAGTATTATCATATTCATCACCTCCTCATTATAGAGGCTGTAATCTACGCGATACTCTGTTTGAACGGCATATCGTCTGTTACTCCAGGTGGAATATACATAAAATCCATAGGCGGATCAGTGCATACATATGGATCATCTGAAGCAAACTGCTCAAAATCACCATACCTAGATATTTCTGCTATTGCTGCATCTACCTGTTTTCTGTAGAACGACTTGTCTATAGCGTTCTCTTTTCCAAGCTGCCTTACCATCTCAGATTCGAGCCATCTGTAACCGGTCGATCCTGATGCCGCATAGTTCTTGCCATTATCCACACGATATAGCACACCGCCATTCTCGCCAGCCAATATAGGAGTAAACTGTCCAACCCTTCCTACAAACTGCAAGTTGTGACCCGGCTTAATATCCTCAACAAGTCTCTTAGCCTCTGGTTCAAACATTGTATCTGATACTTTACCTTTCTTGTAATCGCTCTCCAGCTTATCAAGCTGTTTCTCGAGTTCACTTACATCTGGAAGTTTCTCATTGATATCCAGATATAAAGCACCCTTGGATACTGAAAATGTCTCGCACATATCATCAAAGACTATTGATTCATGGCTGAATAGAGTCTTGAATACATATGGTACTGCGAACTGCTTACCTGTAGCCGTCCATTCTCCGCCATGCTCTGCATTATCGCCTGGTACATAGCCATACATCTTCTGACAATCCTCTGGAGACTTGTATTTTGCAATATATACTGCATCATTCACAAGGCACATTTTTTCATATGTAGCCTCGTGCTCAAATGTATATCCGTACCTCTTACCAAAGTCCATAACGAACTTGATAATCTCCGGAGTGGCATCTGGTATCTTGATCGAGTCTGTCTTGATATGAGCAACCTTGAATCCACGCTCCATAACTGCATGCTTGAGATCTATCATGAACAGTGCTCCACGCTTTGCCACTATATTATCGACATTTCTATTATCTCTGAACGGATTGTCAAAACCTGCGGCTGTCAAGCCATAAACTGAATTAATAGCTGTCTTGAGTGCATTTGCCAAGTCCTTATGGCTCAGTTCGCCATTCTTGACTTTCTCAATATACGGTCTGAGCTTACCATCCATCATTTGGTCAACTTCATCCCATGCTTTATGTTTGATACTTACACGACCTTCAACAATATCACGGAATGCTCTGGTATATCTGACGCCGAATAAACATTCTGCAATTATTGTATGCGGATGCATTGAAGCAATATCAAGCAATGCTACGTTGCCATACATGCCGGGAAAACCCTGAGCAAAGCCACCCTCTTTGGGGTCTTCTCCTCTGTACATTGACTTGCCAAATTCATGTGTATAGCCTGGGAAATATGGAAGTAAGCTATCCTCTTTGAACGGCACTTCTGCATGCGGCGGATTATGTGGTGCTGCCATCATCTCTGGACATGTATCTTTTAGAAATAACAGCACATCCGGCGGAAGCTCTTTCACGGGCTGTGACAAATCCCTATACATAAATTCGCTCTGTGGTTTTCTATTTTTACCAAATATAATTCTTGTAGTCAGAGTATTTGTTGTATCATTGGCTGTCATCTCTGCCAAATCTGCCAGAATCTGCCTTGCGGTCCAGTCTGCTTTCAAGTAATAGAACGCTGCCTCTGTGGATATAACGTCATTATCACAATACTCAGCAACTTTCACCCATAGTTCCTTTGGTACAGGCTTATCCCATTCTAATCCGAGCTCCTGGTGTTTGATCCTCAGTAATAACTTTCTGAGTTCATCACTTATCTTAGATTTTGGGTCGTGAGCAACCTTTGACATCTCTATCTCGAGCTTCTTCAAACTCTTTTTATTGGTAGACGATGCAAAATCATAAATATCAGTGTATGATATGTTATACGCCTCGCCAAAGAATGCGTTATTATCGTGATTTATTATCCTCTGTGATAATCTGTAGAGCTGCTCGTTGTCATACCCCATCATAATTGCAAACAGAATATGATTATCGTATCGTCTACAGTTAAATCCGATCAGCCTATACCCAGTTATCAATTTCTCAATATCTATAGGCTTTGGGTTGATCATACGAACCATCGAATTTCCTTCACCGGCAATCTTCCAGTTCACCAAGCATAAGTTCGGAAATATCTCTATATCATAAAATGCTATAGGTTTCTCCGTGTCCTCAGTATTTTCAGAAGGTTCATCCGACTTGAACTTCATTTCTTTTACCTGCTTAATACAAAAGTCTGCATTATTTGTACTTGACATGGCAAACGCCAGCACAGCGTCGAACATATCACTTACGTCATAATGCAGACCTTGATTATAAGCATCGTCTAATATTTGTCGTATAAAACAAATACTGGGCTTAGTAGCTGGGTGTATCTCTTTATTGAGATTCCTTTTTATCAGCTGTCTAAGCCCTCGCTCGCTCTTTATTTTATCTTTTCCTACCGTGTTTTTCTCCTCCTTCAAAGGTAATCCAGAGTTAATAGTCGCTATAGGAATATCGTTACACTTGGTAAGCATACGTCTTAATGAACTATTACCCGTAAATACCTTTATTTCAATATCCTCATCATAAATACGACTAAGCATTGAAACGTCCCCATCATAAATATAATGAAGATGTATGCCAGCTCCACTCTTACTGAGTTCTGCATATGTAGCAGGCCACTTACTTGCCGCTTCAAGATTTCTCTCGAAGGATTTTTTACCATCATCTCCTTTTTTATCGAAGTCTATACCTATCAGATTAGTTTTGACATCTTGGACTTTCACGTAATGCAGTTTATGAGTATCGAGCTCTTTCAGTTTAGTTTTACACTTATCCCACGATATCGTCGGAGTTTCGTTACTTGACGCATATTGCGCTGGACAATCTGCGAGTTCATCGTCAAGTAAACTATGTTGTTCTTTAAACCTTAACCATGCAGGAATACTCGTTTCAGCAACTTCCGTCTTCTCTGTAGGTTCTTCACGCTCAAAAATATCAGTCCTGAATCCAGTGTAGTAACTTCTTACTCTCGCACCATCGTCAAGTGCTATACGATCTGAATACTCCCTAAAATAGTTCTTGAGTTCCTCTTTGAAACTTCTCTGAGAATATGGATAAGGAACCTTTGCATCGTCGCAATACAACTTGTACATTTCCCACGCCTCTTTGAGTGTTGTACTGTCATGCTTCTTAAATACATGGTATGCACTCAATATAAAGTTGTAGAAATCATTTGACGCTCCCAGCATCGCAACTGGCACATAGTCGTCATATCTTCCTGGATCTGCCAAATATACTTCCTTGCAATGCCAGGCAATAGCCCCAAGCTCAAACTTAACTTTTGCCATCGCCTCTTTGTATTCTTTTTGGCTGAGCTTATCCCCTGATGGAGATACATCTATCAGACGTCTTAACAAACCCGATTTACCATCGGTGATCCTTACTGGTTTGTTTGTACCCATGATAAGAAAACACTTAAAACTGTTTGTATATGTACTTTTGAACTTCTCGTTTACCGTCATCTGCTCATGTGAGACCAAACTGTTTATCTTCGTGTTATCCTCAATCCTGGATAGATCGCCGTCATGCTCTATTGCTACAAGCGGATTTGATCTGAACGCCTCCAGAGCAAATACATTCGTAGCAGAACCCAATGCCTTTGAATCAAATACTGAATAATATCCATCAAATAACATCTGAATAATATTCAAAACAGTTGATTTACCTGTTCCGGCGGCACCATATAACACTACAAATTTCTGAATGGTCTTGCTATCACCGGTTATGATAGAACCAATAGCCCATTCAATCTTGCGACGCTCCTCCTCAGAATATAAAGTAGATAATAGCTTATCCCATGATGAATAGTCGCCCGCCTCAAGAGGATACGGCAGTCGTTTACTTGCATAATCCTCTTTTCTGGCGGCATCATTTGAAAATATAAGTTTTTCATCCAACATATGGAACGAATCTCTGGACTGTTTCTGACAATATTTATGAAACTTATCAATCATCCCAGTATCGGCATCCCACATATACATAGGTTTTGCTAAATCTGTAAATCTGTCTCTATTCTCCTCATAATATGTTTTTATTTCCTGATCTATGAGACGGACAACATCTTCTTCATCAGTCGACCAAAGTTTACGTTCTTCGTCCCATATAGCGTAGAAATCCTGACCGCGAATCATGAGATCCTTACTCTTCTTGATGATGAATTTAGGATATATCTCAACCTCGCCACGTTTTGGCGATTTGGTTGCGATAGTCATAAAATCTAACATACTCACCACCCTCTCTTTTCATTATTTGATTCACGATATACTATCAAGAAACCAACACATCTGTATCCATATTTCCTCACGTCTGAGATCTTCTCTGCAATTTGGAATTGTGAATAATCCGCCCTTGCCATCTCGGTCATATTTTCTGTCGAGAAATGTATCTGTTATTTCATGTACGAGTCGAACGTCAAAACATCTATCATGCATTCCCTGTAATCCCAGACTGGATATCATCTGCCAGAACCACTGACCTGTACGATTTCCTATCTGTGGATTATCCATGATCGTCCGCTCACATCTTAATGAAAGTGCAACCATCATTTCTAAGATATTACATGGCTCAGATACCAAGTCTGACATAGACGTATCATAACCATTAGCAAACATGAATTCCTTGCGAAGATCTATACCATCGCTTGCCCTATTCTCATCTCTTGCCATTACTGCATAGAATTCCTTAGAATATAAAAAAGAAAGCAGCTTATTGTAAGAGACTTCTCTACCGAACCGCTTTCCGCAGACTATATTACATAGCCATTTGAAATAATCTTCTCGAAATTTATCCTCTAAATACATTAGTCCTCCTCTCCAGAGTTGCACTGAAGTATCTGATAATCCATCTCAAGGTGATCATTTCTTACATACACTACATCTGGCTCCTCTGGATTATCACCGAAATGATCTATGAATTCTCTGCCGACTGTGTTGGCGATGTCGTCCACATTCACTCCATATGTATCAGTCAGAATATCGTCGCCATACCACATGAGTACTGTGCACTCGTTCTCTGCCTTATTACCATACTCTTCAGGTTCGATGATATATGGAAGCATACTGTCGTCTTTATCTTCCGCCAAATCATCATCTGCTGATTCAGTATCGTATGCATCTACCAGACCGCAGTATGTTACGTTCTCCTTAGCTAACTCAACTTCCTCTTTTTTTTTACGCTGAAATACTTCCTTCACAGATGCTATCTCATCATCTGCTATCTTTCTGTACTTTTCTCTTGCTATAAACCAAGAAGCCACAGCACCTACCGCAACTCCTAATGAAAATATCAATACTTTATTGTTCATATGTGTTCCTCCTACATGAAAATAACCCTCAGCGTCCTATAAACAACTGAGGGTAATCAAATATATCTCTGTGCCAATCACCTGACCCGTAAGAGTCAAAACCTCTTCATGCACATACATAATTGGTAATTGGCCCGTCTACATTGAAATCCAACAATACTGCCTTCTCATATCCATTAACGAATCTACGTTTAGCAGCATTGTTGACATCAAATATGCCAAAATCCACAAAATTGTCACCGATTGGATTCTTCTCATCATAAATCCAGCCAACCTCATGGCCGATCTTAGTTCCCTGGAAACCAAGCATGCTGAATACATCATTCAGATATAGATACCCCTGTGCTTTGAGCTTTTCGTTCGCCCAGTTCTGCTGCTGTCTGAGGAACCATAACGTCTGCTCTGGATCATCATTCCAGCCAGTATTGCCACAGTCAAATATTCTTGTATATGCTGATAGTGTATTTGGATCTACAACATCATATTCCTCGGTAACCACTGTCTGAGTACCATCTTCATTCTGCACCACAGTCTCCATGGTATTGTGCTGGATATTGTATCTGAGTTCCTGATCTACGTCTTTTCCAAACCTCTCAACAACCCGGTTTCTATACTCCTTGAATGACTTATTCACAGTCATATATGCCGTAGCAAGGGCTGCATTTCTCTGTCTAAGGATCCTGTTGGATGTAACTATGCTACCTATTGATAATGCGCCAAGCAATATGGATGGTCCATAGAGCTTCGTAAGCTCCCAACCAGTCTGTAAATATACAGTTGTAAGGCTCTTCTTACAGTCCTTCATCGTGTACTCTATCTCTTCGCCGTCTTCGATAGCCTTGATATCTTCATGAACAGAATCTAGCTTCTTATGAGATTCCTCCATAACATCGTCAAGTTTTCTTGTAGCCATGCATGCCCATATTGCACTACCTACTGTACCTACTACTCCCACAATCATACATATCTCTGGGCTGTGCTGTCTTGTCTTGAATATAGCTTTATTGGCTGCTACTGCCATCTTTGAGAAAAATTTACTCTTCATTTATATCGTCCTCCTTTATGCTTGCGATATATTCATCTATCTCTTCGCCTACCTGCTTGATTGCATTTATGATACTTGCATACGTGACTTCATTCTTACTCGGACGAGCGGCAATCTCACCGCCGAGTGCTGCATAACCGCAAATATCAATATAGTTATCATCCTTATATACGCCACTTGAGTTTCTGGCTACTTTCATAAGGATCATCATATTGGCAACATCTGTGCTGTCGATTGGAGTATTAAGATATGTGCTCCAAAATGCAGCTATGCTTGCAAAGTTATCCTCTGCATTGCCATACGTACCCTGTCGTTCACCATTTATAATGGTTTTTGCATTATCTAAAATATCATTCTTATCCATGCTCTACCTCCTAAGTGCCTTTGCTCTAGGCAACTTTATGTAATATCCGTCTCTTATGCGGACCACCTCTGCGTCTCTGAGGCTTGTCCAGCCATAATCGTTGTATGTATAATCACACGTAACACCTGCCAGATCATACATATCACCTATCGATACCTGATGATACTCGTCAAGAATATCTTCCATATGTGCCAGTACATCTTCTGCTGATCCACGATGCTCAAATATCAAGTCGTCGTAGTCACTATCAGATCTACTATCCACGTATCTTCGTTCTCTTGACGAATCGCTATATGACCTGTATGACACGTAATCCGATCGCAAACTACCCGATTTCTTTGTATGTCCGGTCTCGCCATACAGAATCATGTCAATACCATTGGTAACAATATCCGATATAGCTTTCTTAAATGCCGGGATAAGAACCTCAAAAACAACATACGACTTTACATGCTTCACGTCATCACTAATGATTGCGTCCGTGAGTTTTCGACCCTTGTTCTCTTTTCGTACGACCTTTCCAGAAACAACTTTCTGTACTTCTTTCTTATTCGGTTCTTCAGCTTTTTTCTCTGCCTCGATTCTAGCTCTATGGGAATTACTTGGTAATTTAACTTCAGCCATAGTCTCCTCCTAACTAACCTTTAACAGCTTACCTGGCAATGTTATCTTTGTATTTGCTGTTCGGTTATTATATTTTTTAAACTGGTAACTAAGATTGCTCTTAGCTTTTGCCTCTGATGGAGCCTCAGTCTGCCCTGTCCAGTTGTTGACTATGCACCTATCAAACTCCATCACTGGACCTCTGTATAAATATCTTGCCATAGGCATGCCCTCCTTTATAACAACGCGGTACGTGCTATACCGGGTGAACTGTTTGCTGCTATCGACGATGATATGGACTGATATATCTTGGATATGTTACTCAAATCTGTGTTGTATTTCTCCAAAATATCATCCAGATCATTGTTGAACTTAGTCAGCACAGCCTCTTTGGCTTCCTTGCGTATTTCATTGGAAAGTCTATCTCTGTCTATCTTTGCTACCTCTGTGGCGACCCTTGTCTTTACAGCAGCACTTACATCTGAATATGACTTGTACACCTCATCGGATACCTGTTTACTGATGTCAGCCTTTATTGCACCTATTGCTTCTTTTGTTGCTGACGTTACCGCCTTGACTGCGGCTTTATCAGCGGCCTTAGCAACCGCCTTATTTACAACAGTTTCAGACAACTCTATCTCAGATGAATCAATTACCTGATCGACAGTCCTATCCAGCTTTCTTGCAAGTTTTCTCATTTTCAGCGTAGAACCAATAGCAAAGCCTGTGCCAATAAGTCCTACTACCACACCCAGCAAACTACCCGCATTTATTTCTATCTTCATGATGTTTCCTCCTAAAAAATACAAAATAAAAGGAGAACACCTTGTAATAAGGCATCCCCCTTGCTTTGACTATGTCGTAAATAACTCTACTTAGCCTTCTTCATGTCGACAACTGTCTCTTCGTCCTCGTCGATTTCATCTTCTGGCTCAGGCAGTTTCTCAACCTTGTAACCCTTCTTCTCCAGATTCTTGATCCTCCTCTGAAGTATCTCATTTCTTCTTGATATAGCAAATGCGACTAATCCGCCGACTGCTGCTATTCCAAGTCCAATAACGATTCCTCCAGCTGTAGATCCGCCTTCTGTTGAATCAGTGTTATCATAGTTTGACTCGCTAACCTCGTTTACCTCATTCTCCATCTCTGTGTTCATGATTTCTTCGTTGTTCTCCATAGTTTTATCCTCCTAAAATATAATTTATTTGACTTATAGTCTCATAATATGACTTGTAATTTTCGCGAATTTGCATCAGTGATACATGGAATATTCGTACCTCGGAGCTACACGATAGCCTATTCCAAGACACGGACGACCGTCCTTTGCAATATCGCCAGTGATGTCCAGCTGAATGAGCCCGTCTCTACTTACATTCCAGCCAATCTCATCACCAATTGATGTCCTTTCCAGCCCAATCTTATCGTAGAAGTCATTCAAAGATACATAGTCACAACTATTCAGTATCTCGTTCAGATCATTTACCGCTGCACGAAGTGTTTCTCTGTCAGATTTGAAATATCTTTGAGATATATAATCCAGGCAAAGCTGCTCTCCGTCCCCAGCTACGATAACCTGTGTATTTGGCGCTGGTGCTTTCTCGATTTTATCTTTAACAACTGCCTTTGCTATCTCTTTTTCTTTTTCCTCGCCAATAGTCTCGATCACCTTGTTCTTATACTCATGTAATGCTGCTTCAGACATAGAGTATGCTGTAGCTATAGCTGCATTCCGCTTAGCATTCACATTGTTGGCACATATAATGCACACCACTGATGTGGTGAACGATATAGCTGTTGGAATGTAGCACTTCCACGTTGCCTGTACGATTTCTTTCTTTGTGAGCTCCACTTCAACAGGGATATCTTCGACCTCTTCCTCCATGAGCTCGTTTATCTTAGCCTCTTTTACCTCTTCAACTTTCTTATTTGCAGCTATTGTACCTTTGATAGCAAATATAACTGCACCTGCTGCTGATGTAATACCCAAACCTACCAGTATTGCAGGGCTATTTTTCCCAGCTTTATTGGCAATTTTATTCATAATTCTTGTGAATTTATTCATCGCAATTCTCCTTCTCGATTCTATTCATGGCTTCGTTTACCTTAGTCTCAACCATCTCTTCAGTCTGCTTCTCCTGCACATGATCTGATAACATGGATATACCAAAGCTCAGCACTGGTACGACCATTCCTAATATTTTTAACCACTTATTATTCATCAATATAATCCTCCTTTATTTCTCAGCAAATGACGGTAGCATATCATCATACGGTTCTGACACGTATGAAGCATCTCGCCATTCTTCCATTGCATCTTCATCTGGTCCGCATAAATAATTCAACATATATACAGGCTCGCCATCTTTTTTCTCTTTTGTTTTTGTATGCGCCATATCAATCCAATACATGCCACTGTCGATACTCCAACCGATGTCATTCCCATTCGGGACTGGCGGAAGTCCTAGAAACTCTAGCCATTCGTTGAATGTTACGTACCCGCGTAATACATAATTTCGATTTATATGGTATTCGGCATCCATAAGTTCTCGTTCATACATGTCAAAGTAGTGTCCGGTAACAGGCTCACAAAAATGAAATATCTTGTCAGGTGTTGTGTTATTGATTTGGTGATAATCGTAATATTTTCTCGAAATATCACTCATTATCTCCTTGTCAACATCTTCACCGTATCTCTTTACAACTTCTCCGCGATACTGCGCTAAGGTTTCCCTTACCATTGTGTATGCTGCCATAAGCTGTGCCTGCCTCTGATGGTTAATGACATTTGAACCAATGATACAAGCAATAGTTGACACTGCAATAACACCTGTTGGGACATAAACTGGTGTTGCAATAACTATTTTTTCCTTAGTTGTGAGTGGCTCACCTTTCCGAAGTTCTTCTTTCTTCAGTTTCCTCATTACTTTGGGTGTTTCTTTCGCTGCAAATATACCCGTAGCAATAACACCCACTGTGCCTAATATCGTAAGTATCGTGGGCGAATGTTTCCGTACAAATATCTTTGCACATGGTACTAATCCTTTCATATAAATTCCTCCTTTAAAAATGTATTTATAAAAATAAAAGACCCAATGCATTAAGCACCGAGTCCTCTATAATTATCTTCTTCTGTTTATCAATTTGACAATTAACCAGATAATAAATCCTATACATACGATCACATCGCTGAATACCAATATGAATACACTACCGCCTACACTGACGGCAATCACTGTAACTACTATTAAAATCAATGCAATCATTAGTAACAGTAATATTAAAAACATAATTGTCACCTCCTTCATTATAGAGGCCGTAAAACTCGCGAATCCAAAAATAAAAGTGAGAAATCTATGATTCCATAGACCTCCCACCTTTGTTCTAATGATTCCGCCATACATCTTCTCTAGCGAAAAACATCGGTATTGCTATAGCTGTCAAAAATACTGAACCTGTTCCATCTCCAGTAGCTAATATTGCTATAAGACCTACTAGTAACATGCACAATGCAAATATCTTATTACGCCATGTCCGCTGTAAGTTCATAACTATACGCTCCCATAATGTCAGTTTTCGTTCTTTTGCTAAAGTCCTCATCTGTCATTCCTCCTTAAAATATATGTTCATAAAGGGGGATGCAATTTTCGCGAATTATGTAAGATTCATATGAAAACGTCTATTGTACACTGTTTTTCCAGTAGTTATATGAATGCATACCCTGGCACAGGGTTCAATGCGGATATATGATTTATACCCAAAATAATCAATCAACATAGTCATGTCTCGAATAGTTACTCTTGAATCGCCCCGCAACTTACTTTTCGCAGTAGATAAATTTACCTGCCGGATATCCGCTAGTTGTTGATATGTCAAATGCAATTTTTTCTTCATATCGCGCAGTACATCTATAAGATTTTCCGTTCTCATTTCAAATATCCCTCCTATCAAAACAGGTCTCCCATCTTGCTCTTGGTAATGGTTTCATCCGTAATGCATGCATGATTTGCCTTACTGTCACTGTGGGATAATGTCCATCACTACGCAATCCGGCACGGGCATCAAAAAATTGCTTAAATCCTTCTGCAAGATATATGTTATCTACCAACCATGGGTCTATCTCGCCCCACCAAGTTCGCTTTGTATCAGGGTCGTATCTTTGCTGTATCACTGCTAAACCCAGATTGTCAATCAGATACAAAGTACATTGATCGTATACCGGATGATCACAAGCATATATAACCCCATACATAGATGTATAGTGTCTTGGCTTTTCATAGTGATATCTCATGTTTTTCAAACTCCTTATTGAAATCGAGACCGTCCTTATATCGCGTAGCCATGTTCAGAGCATTGCTGGTGGTAATATATATCATTTGAGGTTCTATCTTTTCTGGCACATGCCCAGACAACTTACGTAATGTTTCTTTTGATTCTTTGCTTATATTCATTATGTTCTCCTCCTAAAATGAAAAAAGAAAGAGCCCTTGCTAAGAGCCCTCTCTCATTTTGGTTCTGTCTTAATTACTTTCTTTTAAAACTTGTAATTTCACGCCACGCCTGCTTTCCAGATTCGGTTGAAGCGATATTTCCTTCAGTTTCAAACTTGACATTTGTTATGACTCCCCAGATCAAAAGACCAGCATTAGCCAGTATTCCAAGTCCTGTCAGAGCATGTCCGATCCATCTACTGTGCTTTTCAGATTTATCTGATTCAGCTTTAAGTGCAAGCTCAGCTTCACTCTTAGCTCTATCGGCCTCAATCTTCTCAAGCTCAATGTATTTGTCGGTAAGCTCTCCAATTCCTCGAACTGCTGGATTGTAGTCTTCTGAATTCATATCGATATCATTCAAAGCATCAATCTCTTCCAGAATCTCGCCTTTTAACTTCTCCTTAACTTCCTGCATAGTAAAATCCTCCTTAAAAATATAATTTTCCTACATTACCATAATAGGGCCTGTTATTTGCGCGAATCGTCTCTGAGTAAAACGATGCTTTGCTTATCCAACAATCGCTGATTACTTGGGACTTGAATATGAACTGAATAACAACCTGGTTCATTCTCCGGATCTGTTTCTGTCATAGAAAAATACCCATAAGCAGTTTTATTTCGCATTGCAATCCTAGTTATAAATATGCCAGTAACACATCCTAATACTAAAAAAATAAAACATAACCACCACATAATACTTCCTCCTTCCTTGGGTTATATAAATATAGCTTGTTTTCCCGTCACCTGCGTACGGAAAAAAGAAAAGTGTAAGAATCGAACTTACAACCTACAGTGGATAAACCTCTGTTGCTCTACCAATTGAGCTAACTTTTCATTATATGAGGTGTATTTTTCGCGAAAAAAAGAGGACTCCATGTGGAATCCTCGTCTTTTCTACTTACTATAAATCTTCTCTTCAAGTCCTGCTACCGTTCTCTGTAATTCAATCAATGTGTCTGTAAGTAACTTGATTAATTCGTCCTGAGCTTTAACCTTAGTCTCTAACTCGCTTACTTTCCCAATTAACTCGCCTACTTCACATTTTAACTTGGTATAATTCTTCTCGCCCATAATAGTTTCCTCCTTAAATGAAAATTTATTGTTTCATTATAGGAGTTGTTATTTTCGCGAAACTACTTTAAAACTATAATTTTTCTAACTTTCTTCTCACCGTCAAAGTATTCTACTACCATAGTTCTATCCATTATAATCACCCCTTCCATTCAATATGTAAGGCAATTATAATACTGAATAAATATAAAACAAGACTTGACAACAGAAAAAACAAAGGAGTTGCTGTAAAAATCCTTAGCAACTCCCGCTTTCCAACTAATACCTAGTACTAAAAAAGTATTTCATATGTATGACTATCGTTGTCATAATACACAAGCATTTCAAAATCATACTCGTCAAAAAAGATCTCAACCTCCAAAGAATTTTTACATATTTTTGTGAGCTTTGTAGTTGTTTTCCCATCCGGGTCAACGACCGTTATCCCCCAATTATGTGTGTTCTTTATAAAGTTCACATCAAAAATTTGAATTTCTTCAATGTCTGGTATATTTAACCCAAGACTTACATACCTATTCTCCTCTGATACCAAAATAGTTGACACGTTAGTTTTTACTTTCATAACTAATCCTCCTTCGTTTTTATCGAACCTAATGGTTTCATTATAGGAGTTGTTATTTTCGCGTCTTATTTAATATCCAGAAGAACTTTCTGTATCTATCGTAATACGTATCTTTTGAACAAGGGATGCTCATACGGGTAACCAACGTATTGTACGGCACCCCCTCTGTCACACCATACAAAATATAATCGGCAAGTTCATCATCTGCCTGCTCAGCCGCATCTCTTACAAGGTTCATACGTTCTGAGAAAAATGCTTTTGCCTCAGCGCACTTCGCTGTCGGATCACCATGCATATACGTTCTACCTATACTTGCGAGTGCATCTGGTCTTTGACTTAACCCGTTCAGTGAAATATATGCACTATGCCATATAGGATATTGCAAACAAAAATGCTTGAGTTCATAGTATCTGTGCTTCTCAATCCAATACTTACTATTTTGTGAAATGTTAGCTCTTATTGTTGTACTCATATCTTTCGTTCCCCCTTCCAAACATATCCCGTCTCTTCATACAATTTCTTTGGAGAAATATAGAAGTTGATACGTCCATGACTTATCCTTAGATCATCCAGTTCTGTTACAACTTTTCCATCTCGAGTCGCTATCCCTATTGGTAGCCAACCTTTGATAATCCCAGCACGAACCCAAGTAGCATCTTTATGATATACTTTGGCTGCCACAGCTACCGGGACCGATCCAGCTGTGAATTCAATTATCTTTTCTTCTGTACCATCCATCTGAGTACCTCCTTTCACCCACAATTCTAGGCTACCAAATACCAGTTTGTTAAACGGACTCAAGTGGAAAAATTTTCCAGCTATTTGTCTTTTCCAAAATCTTTCTTCCATTCCTTGATGGTCGTCTCTGTTGGATAGTCCTCAAACCCTAAAGTGTCCGGCGTGATCAGTCCTTCGACTACCCCATTGATAATCTCCGCCTCATATTGTTTGAAAGGAAAAATATCTTCGGTAATACTTCTGTGCACTTTGCCACAAACCCTACACTTGTAGCGCTTTATGTCTATATATCTGCTTTTATGTCCCTGCAACCGTACTATACGCTTGATTTTATCGTAATATCGTAGTTCTCCCCCACATTCTGGACAAAATTTTGCTCCGTCAAGAATCATAAAATACCCCATTTTTCTAATCTAGGATACGAAATAGAACCCTAAATTTCGGCAATTGTACTAATTGTAAGATCGTACATCTTAGTATATGCTAACACCCACAATCTTACTCAGAGAGGAGAAATAAAAATGCTTATAAAGTGTCCTGAATGCGAACTACAAGTGAGTGATAAAGCAATGAATTGTCCACATTGTGGATATCCCATAACAAGCAGTACTCCTGTTAGGAAAACTTCAAAAAAGAAACACTCGAAACTGCCAAATGGTTTTGGACAGATCTCGGAATTGAGTGACTCAAGACTTAGAAATAAATATAGAGTAATGGTTACCGTAGGACGGGATACTGTAACTATGAGATATAAGACAAAAATACTAGGCTATTACCCAACATATAACAAAGCCTACGCTGCCTTGGTGGAATATAATAAAAATCCGTATGATCTGGATAATGATATTACCGTTGCCGAATTATATGAAAAATGGTCCACTCAGTATTTTGAAGAATTAAAAAGTCCATCGAGTGAACGTACAATAAAAGCCGCTTGGAATTATTGTTCATCTATCTATAATATGAAAGCTCGAAATGTACGTGCAAGACATATTAAGGGATGTATGACCGATGGCGTATACGAATATCGCGGTCAGATAAGGCATGCCTCCCCCGAAACCCAAAGTCGAATTAAATCCATGTTTAATCTGATGTTTGATTATGCATTGGAATATGAGATTGCAGATAGAAATTATGCCAGAACCTTCAATATTCCTGATGATGTACAAAAGGCAAAAACAAAACAAACCTCGGGGCATATACCATTTACCCAGGAAGAAATGGATAAACTCTGGGACAACTTGTATAAGGTGCCGTACATTGATATAGTCATAATTCAATGTTATTCAGGATGGCGTCCTCAAGAATTAGGGTTAATTAAACTTGAAAATGTAGATCTTGAAAATGGATATATGATTGGTGGCATGAAAACTGAAGCTGGTGAAAATAGAACGGTTCCAATTCATTCAAAAATAAAAGAACTTGTCGTAGCAAGATATAACCAAGCTAAAGATATGGGGAGCGAATATTTGTTAAATTGTACAGACACCGTAACACATAGGTATTCTTGGAAATTAACATATGATAAATATAGGCATCGTTTTGACAAGATTCGTGATCAGTTAGAACTTAATCCAGATCACAGAGCGCATGACCCAAGAAAACATTTTGTAACTATGGCTAAAAAAGCTGAAGTAGATCAATACGCGATCAAGTACATTGTGGGGCATAAGATAGATGACATAACAGAGCGTGTATACACACAAAGAGAACCTGAGTGGTTGAAAAGTGAAATAGAAAAAATAAAATAGGATGTGATTTTGCTGTACGAATAATGTTGTAGGAACAGTGTAGGAATATTGTACGAATAGACTACTATTTTGTACTTTTTATTCCTACACCATACCATTAAAAAACCTTATTTTAAGCCAAATA